TTACTCAGGAGTTTCATTTCTACGCTCCAAAGTAATTTCTGTGTCTTTTTGTTTTTCAACTAATGACATTATATACTCTTGAGCATCGTCACCAATCAAAGGAAATAATTCGTTAATTGCCATATCTATTGACTCATACTTCTCTATTTTAATATCAATGTCATTTTCAAATGGTTTCTTTAAATAATAATCATCAAATGACTCCCCCATTATGGTTTCAAGTGAGCCCCCGAATGTTTCGGTATTTGGTTTTGACACAGTTGTGATATTATGTGTTAATGATATTTCACCTTCAGAACTAACTTTCTCTCTCAAAATAGATACATTATTCTTAGATATTTCTCGTACAATAAAAGCAGAGTGAGTCGCAATAACAGCATATGATTTAGTTTCTTTGAGAATTCTTTTGAGCATTTTTATCAAACCGACTTCCAGTGAAGGATGTAGATAAAGTTCCGGCTCATCAAGAACTAACAAAGTTTCATCTTCAATCTCTGCCATTATAGAAGGTAACATATAAGAGTACATCATTTGTCCAGAACTTAATTCTATAACCTCACCTCCCTTTACAAAGCATATCCCTTTTTTAATATTAACCTTATCAAGGTCAATATGTTTTTCATTATCAATATTTATTATTTCATCATTTTTTTTATATAATCCAATGTAGTCAAATTTTAATGCCAATGATAATGTTTCTTTCAGTAACTCATACCTTCCCTTATCTGCCCACCATGAGTTTTCGTTATCATAATCAAGTATATTTAAAATAGATTTTGCAGTTTTTTCCTTCGGCCACTCTAAATCAAACTTATTTTTATCATTTTTAAACCCAATGTAATCATAAGCATTAATTCTTAGCGAACGAGACTTTTTAGCTTTATTTGATAAAGTTTTTTTACTATATTTTGAGTCAAGCTCATCCAACAATTTATCTTTAGTATGAAAAGTTTCAAATGGAGAATACGCTACCACAATTATTTTATGGAATAGCCCACTAATTTCATCGTTTCTTTTGAGGCCAGTTATCCCATCTATAATTTCCTTTAGAATAAATGTCTTACCCAGTCCATTCTTACCTATGATCACATTTATGTTATCAGCACTTATCTTTTTATTTTTGTTAAACGATAGTTCAATAGGTTCAAACGTTTCAGGAAGATCCAAATTATTAATCTTTATTTTTTCACTTGAGAAATCTTTCCCATTTGCAATTTGATAACCTTTTTTTATTAATGTTTCAGCTGATGATATATTTCGCAAAAATGCATCATGGTAGCCATCCCATTTGCTATAAATCTCACGCATCTCATAATAATATCCTGCATCACAGCAGTTAATTAAAAAATCATCTACTTCAATATTGTGTTCTAAACAAATAACTGATAATTTTTTATAATAATCAACGCCATCTCCAATTGAAACTATTTTCGTCACCTCCATGAGGTCGTTTATAAGTAGTATTTCCTTTTTTTCTTTTTTTTCAATTCCATTATCAATAAAATACTTAGCTGTAATATTTACTCCATCAATAAGGATTTTGGTCATGCCGACTTTTATTTTGTCGGTTTCATTAATAACAAGGAAAACTTGGAATAATATTTCAAATCCAAAGTCATCCCAAGGTGCATTGTGACCAGTACCTATATGATCTTGAATGAAATGGATTCCAGGAAATTCACCTATACTTTTAGTCTTTGAAAAAAAAACATCCATCTATAATTCCTTTATTCTTTAAAGAGGATTAAGTTTTACTGCATCATCTAAATGCTCTGGCGCAAAGTGCGCATAACGCATTGTCATCTTTATATCGCTATGCCCTAATATTCTTTGTAAAACAAGAATATTTCCACCACTCATCATGAAATGACTGGCAAAAGTGTGACGTAGAACATGTGAACACTGTCTATCTGGTAGTTTTATGTTCGTTCTCTTCAGTGCAGTGCGGAAGGCGGCATAGCATGAGGGGAATAAACGACCGGTCTTTTTGGGTAAAGTGTTAAATAATTCTTCACTGATTGGAATGCTGCGATTGCGCTTCCCTTTGGTTTTTGTGTAAGTAACTTTATATGGCATTACTTGCGTATGAGTCAGGCTTTCCGCTTCTGACCAACGTGCACCAGTGGCCAGACACAACCGCACAACGGTAGCCAACTCCGGTACTGTGCTGTTTTCACATTCTTTTAGAAGGTTAACGATCTGCTCTTTGGTCAGGAACGCCATTTCTTGCTCGTGGGTTCGATATTGGCGTACACCACGGAGGGGATTGTCGTAGCGCCACTCACTCAGGCGGGATAGTTCATTAAACATCGCCCGCATGTACGCCAATTCAATATTCAGCGTGCGTGGTGTTACGCCTTTGGTACGGGTGCCACGTAATATTTTCCCATTGAGTCGTTGTTCACGGTATTGAGAAAATGCTTTTGCAGTGAAATCTATGGCACGTGGATCACCAAGGTCACGGCACATATTGAGCAAGACCTGATGACGAGATTTACCATCGCTCAAAGTGATGCCATGCGCCCGATGCCAAATCTCGATCAGCTCTGACAACAACCGCGTGTCCTGCTTTTCACCTAACCAAGGTTTGTTGTCTACCTGCTCCATAGTGAAACGCTCAAATGCCAGCGTTTCACCTTTCGTCACAAACTGCTTTCTTACTCGCTTCCCTTCCCTACCTGCCGGATAACATTCACAAATCCATTTTCCGCTATTCAGTTTTCTTACTGCCATACACCGATCACGCTTTACTAATAACGCGTTCCACTATGCCAATGATCTTTATATCTGCCAGAGCACACTCAAATGGGGGTTTGATTTCTCCACCACTAATTCGGACGCGACCAACCGGGACTAACTCCAAATCGCGAATACTCTTCATTCCTTCAATTTCAACCAGCCACTTACCATCTAGCACAGTTTGAAATGACTTATTTACGATATAGGTACTATCTCCGTTATTGACAGCAATGAGATCATTTTGAGACTGAAGCAATGACTTATCGAATAAAACAGCGCCAGTATCACTAAGTATCCCTTTGTCTAAATTAAATAAATTAATTTTCTGAATTTGACTGTCCGTATCTTCGAACATCTGGCCTTCCCCCGTAGCCAGCCATTGCAATGATGCCCCCGTTTCAAGTGAGCACCACACCATAACTTGTGCGGGGTAAAAATCGCGACGCCACCATGTATTGAGAGTACTGTTACTAATTCCTGTGTAATCAGATAGTTCGGTTCTCGTTTTAAATCCATAGGCTTCCATGATTCGCTTCATGGCTTCTTGGCCACCTGAATTCGGATCATATCTGTCAGCATTTTTTTTATTCATTTAAACGTTCACCTGTTGACAATGTTTTATATAAACATCATCATTCTCAAAAGTGTTCAATTAAGTATTTTTTGTCGATTATCGTTTATCGAAGCCATTGGGAATGATGCCTTATGAAACCAGTGATCTCAATCAATCTTGTAATTCCTAACCCCTACCTCCCTATTGAAGAGTTCTGCCGCCAGACTGGCCACGCGAAAACAACTGTGGTTGATATGGTTAGAGACGGCAGAATCACTATCAAACGTAAAGCCGATACCATCAGTGAGAAAACCGGTAAGCCCAAAACCAAATCTAAAATTGAAATCAACATGGTCGAACTGACCTTACGTGCACTTGCTGAGTCTAATTTTGATGTTCGTTTGAACGATAAACCATTACGGTAATTCTCCTGAATTATTGAGGTTAGCGCCATGTTTGCAAATGGAACTGACAAACACCCTCATTGGGATTCAGCCTTGCGACGCTTTGCCGATACTGTCGAGATAAAGCGAGTCGCCGAAACCATTGGCATGAATCCCCAAACACTGCGCAATAAGTTGAATCCGGCACAGCCGCACGAACTGACAACAGTGGAATTGCTGCGTATTACCCACGCCACGCAGAATTACACCCTGTTGGATGGTGCGCTGGCTGAACTGGGTCGTTTACCTTCATTGCCGTTGGAAAATCCGCAGGAAGCCACTGATATTCCAACTCAGGCTCTCAAAATCAGTTCAGCCGCAGGAGAATTGGCTGGCGAATCACTGCAATTAATATCCGGCAGCCGACTCACTAAAAAACGCAAAGACGCTATTGTCAGCCGCGCTAATAAAGCGGTCCGTGATCTGATGCTCTTTGCGTATGCCATTGAAGAGCGCTTTCACTCAATACCGGTTTTAACTACTACGGTCGATTTGATCCAAACCGGAAGCTTTTCCGGTCTTTCGTAGAAGGTCTGTAATATGCAAAACCCAATCTCAATTGCCCCATTACTCTGGCGTCAACAAGGCCACAATGCTGGCCGTGTTGAGATTAAACACGGCAGAGGTAAGCCAGGCATTATTATTCGCCCTGATGGTCGCCGTTGGGCACCACCACAAGGCACTTTTACTGATTCTCATCGGAGGATTGGTAAATGAGCATTCGCTGCGCTTTCGGTCCAGAACACCTTCGCGCAATGCCACTTCCTTTGCGTGCCGTTATCGGTAAACACTTTGCTGGCTCTCGCTGGCGGGATACCTGCAACTTTTACGACTCGATGCCAGAACGTTACCGGGCAACCGTCTGTTTTCATGCTGAACTGAAAAAACGCCACGCCCTACTCCAACTGGCGGAAATGGATGATAACGAGCGGCAACGCATCGTCAGTGCGTTAGATGAATTACGACATCACTTTGCTAAATATCGCAAACACGCCATTAGCAATGTCGCCTTTATTCAACGGCTGCCCATTAGCGTGCGTAAGACCCTATTTCTTCATGCTGGATTAAGTCATAAAGAGTTTAATCAACCGGCCAGCAATCTAGAAGAAGACGCTTGCCCGTGGCGGGAAACTTTAATAGCAGCATTACATGAGTTACTTAATTTATTCGAAGATGCACCGGATATTTTAACTGCGGTTAAACCTGACGCTTATTTCAACTAATCATCGTATTTAAATTAATTGGCGTATGACCCGCCGGGTTTCCTACGCCCTGAATAAGGCCATAACCATGCACATGTATAAAACCATAGGACAAGATATGCATACCCGCGCCCTTGAACAGGCGCGCCAACACCAACTGAATCAAGCACGTAAGGAGGCTAAAGCCGATGCAGCTATCAGTTTCTCGTCATATTTAGACCGTCTCGCTACCCATGCCGCCAATCAACAGCTTTCCAGTAATGAAATTATCGAGTTGCTGCGTCAGGAATCCGAACAATTTCAACAATGTGGCTTTGAGTGCCACCAGAGTGATTTTTAAGGAGATCTGAAATGCCCGATATGTTCGATCACTCTCAAGAGCTGCAACAGCTCCAGTTAGAACACCAGATAGCGGCAGCCAGAACCAACACCCTGATGCCATCCGCTTTTATATGCGCCGACTGTGATTCTCCCATTCCTGAAGCACGTCGCGCCGCATTGCCGGGTGTGCAGTGCTGTGTCCACTGCCAGCAGATTAGAGAAATAAAACGCAAACACATCCGCGCATGACCTCAGTTAATCGGGGGCGCTTTGCCCCCTCGCCACCGCCGCCATTTACGGTAAGTTGCCGCGAGACTTTCGTCGGCGCTTATCCGTGGAATGCACCACGCAAAGCCATAGGTCGTGAAAGACAACTTACCCGTGAAGAATACCTTCAGGGGCAAGCTGTTTTAAATAAAATCAACAGTCTGCCGTATTTCCTGCGCTCGCTGTTTATCAGCCGCCATGCCAATCTACAAAAGCACCAAGGCCAATTAGCTGCTAATAAGTATCTGGCTCTCAACTTTATGCAGCTTATTTGGCCACGCATTCAAACCGTAAGCCAAAAGCATGGTTTAAAACACGATATCGCCCTTGGTTTTTTAAGCGAGGAAGAGACTTATTTAAGTCTGCCAGGCATGAATGATAAAGAACTGGTTAGATTTGCAGGCCGTATTTCTGCACAGTTATTTTCTGCCTATGAAGAACTTAGCGATACCTATATTGCTGAACATAATGGTGATAAAACAGCACTATTCAACGATAGCGCACAAACCAAACTCTATGGCCATATTGCTGGCATGGCGCGGTCATTAAATGTTACCCCGCTACACTGGCGTAAATATCGTAAAGGTAAGTTAACTATGCGCCACGCGTTCTCCGCTATTGCCCGATTGGTCAATGATGAATGGTGGACGCGTCAGCTTAAAGCTCTGCGCACCCGTTGGCGAGAAGCACTCTTAATTGCAGTGGGCGAAGTGAATCGCCACAAATCCGGTTATGCCAGCAAGCAGGCGATTAAAGATATTCAATCGCGCCGTTTGTCTAATATGGAATTTCTGAAAGGCTGCGAACTGGAAAATGTTAATACCGGTGAACGTATCGATCTGATCGATAAAGTGCTGGCCAGTATCTCTAATCCAGAAATTCGCCGCATGGAATTGATGAATACCATCGCGGGTATTGAGAAATATGCCGCTAATATGCAACACGTCGGCATGTTCATCACCATCACAACCCCTTCCAAATACCACCCAACTCGCGTGGTAGAGAATAGTGAAAAAGAGAAAGTCCTGTTTAATCACAAATGGGATAAAGAGGCATTTACGCCCAAAGATGGCCAGCGTTACCTGTGCAAAATCTGGAGCAAGATGCGCACCGCGTTCAAAGATAACGACCTGAAAGTTTACGGCATGCGCGTGGTCGAGCCTCACCACGATGGCACCCCTCACTGGCATATGATGCTGTTTTGTAAGCGTCAGCATCGCCGACAGGTGATCGACATCATGCGCCGTTATTCTCTAATGGAAGACGGTGACGAACGTGGTGCTGAGCAAAACCGCTTTGAATGCAAGCGCATGAGAAAAGGCGGTGCGGCTGGCTATATCGCGAAATACATTGCCAAGAATATCGACGGTTATGCACTGGATGGCGAACTGGATCATGAAACTGGCCAGCCGCTAACTGAAACCGCTGCTGCCGTCACCGCTTGGGCGGCAACGTGGCGCATCCCTCAATTCCATCCAATTGGCATTCCAACTATGGGAGCTTATCGCGAATGCCGCCGCATTCGTGGCCTGAGTCTTGCAGAAAGATTCGATGATCAGGTTGAAGCGGTACGTGCTGCCGCTGATACCGGTGATTTTGCCGCCTATATCACTCAACAAGGTGGGGCCAACGTACCGCGCGAGCAGCAAACCATTCGGGTGGCTCGTAAGGTGGCCGAAGAACTTAACGCCTATGACGAAGAAGTACAAAAGGTGATCGGCATTTATGCCCCTCATCTCGGCGAATCTAAGATTTATGAAACCCGTTCAACCCAATGGCGTATTGTCGCCAAGGCCGTTGACGTTGAGTTTTTGACTTTAAAAAGCGCCTCTGGCGCGCCTCGGAGTCCTGTCAATAACTGTGGGTTCGATGCTGAAGTAACCACCGTTGAACCGACAGAATTACCGCCTGAAAACATCTATTCACCGGTGAATACACCTATAAATTGGGATGATGAAGGCAATGTGCTGCTGATTAAGTCAATTTTGCGCGGGCAAACTCCCACTATTAACCATAAACAGCGCCCCTATGACCCGTACCACTGTCGCGAGGCCGCGCCTTCTGCCCGCCTGACACAAGAAGAACGGGCACGTTTGCCCCAAATTCGAGCCGAACTGACCGCTAAAGGTATCCAGCCCACACGGTGGGAGCTGGAGGCGCTGACGCGTGGAGCCAAAATCCACTTTGACGATCTGGTATTTCACTATCCACCGTTAGATACATGGGGAGACATAACTAAAGATTTATAGCTAAATCGCCATATCCGAACAAAGTCTCATAAAAACATTGATGTACTTGACTAACGAAATCGCCCGAAACAATAATACTGTATATTTATACAGATAGTAAGGAGAGATAAATATGGAAAACATTGAACAAATCTATCTTGCCCTGTCACGTATACAATTCATCGCTGAGATTTCACTCACCGCATGCTGCAAGCATGAAGAAATGGAAATGGCACTCTACCTAATCTCTGATTTAGCGGACGAATGCTTGCCAAATAATGGGCATGAGGAAGTGTTCTATAAGGCTTCACCAGACTGCACACGATGATTAAAAATGTTTACCAAGAGTAAATCCCGAAATAGCGTGAAACTGGCGATATTCCAATAGTAAATTCATGTTTGCTAATATGTGCCTGCATTTTTTATCAGCACACGCAGAAAGGAATACTATGAATAGCGTAATCGCTTTTTTGTCTCTGTCGCTTTTATTGATGGCCACATTAAACCGTCACTAGACGTATTCCAGGCCAAAACAGTGACAAAGACCCAATCGTTAGCTCCCTTGATGGGATATAGGCCAAGCTTCGGTAAGTAACATGGGTACTTTGTCACTTTTTATCATTCAACTCATGACGCTATACCATAGAAAGTGAGGATTGATATGCATCAACTGCCTAGGGACATTCCCTAGTAGTATACCTTCAGAGTTTAAAACCTTATTTGGACCACCATAAACTACAGGTGATATCATTAATCATCTGTAAACCTTGAGAATATGCAGCTAAATGATTTCACAATATGAATACGTCGTTCGCCAATTAGCTAGGACGAAAAACAAAAAACACGAGCAATATGTCGTTACTGGCATTGTGCATAAGCTAAACCGCGACGACATAAAATTCGTTACTCAGCAGTACGTGAAAAGAGAATCAGGGCGAGCACTGACCGATCTTTATTTCCCAGCCATCAACCTGCATATTGAGATCGATGAACGCTTCCATCTCAAACAAGCCGAACACGATAATCTTCGAGAAGCCGATATTATTGATGCTACTGGCCATGAGGTTATTCGCATCTCAGTTGATGGTTCATTACGTCAGATGAACGAACGTATAGACGATTGTGTTGCTGCAATCAAGTCTAAGATCGGTGCATTAGGCGATTGCTTTGAGCCTTGGGATATGGATAAAGAGCTATCTATCGAACCTCATATCCGCAGAGGCTATATCGATGTGAAAGATAACGTAGCATTCCGCAGGATTACTGATGCCTGTAACTGTTTCGGCCATAACTACAAGTTTCTCCAGAAGGCCGGAGCCAAACACCCCTACCATGACGACATACTTATCTGGTTGCCCAAACTTTTTGATAATGAGCACTGGAGCAATCAGATCTCTAATGATGAAAACGTCATTACTGAAATACCTAAGTCCGAAGATGCCCAAGCGGCTCACTTTGATAAATGGATGGCAGAAACGAGAAATAAACGTCTAGTTTTTGCAAAAGCCAAAGATAATTTAGGAATGACTCTTTACCGCTTTAAAGGGCTTTATGAGTTAAACCCCAAGAAAAGCAATCGTACCATAGGCCTATATTGGCAACGTATTTCTACTAGGGTGAAAACCTATCCATCACCGGCAAGAAACCCTGATTGAAACGGTAGATGCTATTCGCAACCCATGCATGCATTGAGCGCATGAATTTGCATGACGATCCGCTGCCAAATTTGAGCGCACCAAGCCAGTACTGGCGCGGATCTACCACGATCACGCAACTGCATGAAAAGCCCCCTATAAAGCGGGCAGGCGTGGCGGGGATAGTATTGCGCGCAGAGGGTTTTGATACCCTTATTTATCGATCTTGGGCGGGCCATGATGCTGCGTTCGGTTGGGTTGGGAGGTCAATGCGTGCTCATGGGGTGCGAGGGCGTGACGGGCGTCTGGTGGCGTATGGCGCAAGGTGTCGGAATTGCTACTTTTCAGGCACAAAAAAGCCGCCCGGTTCGGCGGCTATGATGTTCAAAACTATCAGTTAACTATTTAAAAACGCAATATCCACACCACAGTTATGCTGTTGATATCCGCCTACTTCCATGCGCTGGTAGTAGACTCAAGTGAAGTTTAAACTGCTCGTGATTGCTATCAATCAATTCAAGCAGGTGTTTGTAATTATACCCGTTCAGTGCATGGCTGATACGGGCTCATCGATTTGTCCAAGATTCAGGAGGCTAACAGATGCCCCCTGCTTAAATCTAATCACACCCAAGAGCTGAAGTCGTATCACACATCAGCTTTTCTGATAAATCACTGAGATGGTCAATACCAGCATATTTACAGTTGTAAATGGATTCCTTCTTACTCTTTAAGTTCATTACACTGACACCACGACTCTGGTCCCCATTTTCGTAGTGACTAAATATTGTGTATTTATACCCTAGATTCATAAAGGAAATATTTAAATAGTCCGTTTGAAATCGAGAGTAATGATTGTAATTAAATCCTATGAAATCATCGCCTTTTGATTCAAAAATAAATTCATCTTTATTATTTTTTGTTAAGCTGTACCGCAGTACACCGTTATTTTCATTTAACTTGACAACACCTTTTCCAATGTCACATGAAAAATATTCTTCATTTGCAAACGATGAAAAGCATATAAACATTGTAATAAACGTCAGTGTTTTATAATGAAGCATTATAATTTTTCTCCATTTTTAAATCATAACCTTTTTGCCTTGGCCCATTATATCGTTTGGCGAATGACAACCAATCTTTAGAGCGGATAGAGCGGAGCAAGACACCATCAGACTCGATAAAACTAACGAACGCTTTTAATTGATTTTTTTCAGATTTACTGATGGCGAGAACAAAATCCTCAGGGCTCGCATAACCTGCAGCTGCATGGTTAGATGCCAGAATCTGAAATTTCCCCCATGATGCGGATTTAAGTGCCGCACTTTTATCTAGAGCATACGCTCTTACTAGTTTTGAATATTGCACAGATATCGCACCATATCCGCCTGCGACAGAATTTGATATGTCGTCATGCTGATCATATTTTCCATCTGTATATTTATGAAAGTGATGCCTTTCAAATAATATAGCAGGAACATAATCATCATCTAGTCGGAATTTAAAGTAAGCCCCATAAGAACCAGTTTCTGTTTTCGCTACAGCTTTAATTGCTGCAACTTCACAGCCTAATTTACTTGCAGCCTCTACATAATCTGATTCTTCGATTTCATCGCCATTATAGAAATTTATAAATTCCAAAGGAATTAGATCTTCATTGATAGGAGTTTTAGGGAAATCGCTATTTTTTAACATTTCCAAAAACTCCAACGGGTGAAAATGCCAGACTGGCTTTCCCTCCATAAACGGCGGCACCTTGCTCATCCACTCGTGCTTCTGCAAGAAAAGCTTATTCACTCCGTTCATCGGCTCCCAGCCATCTCCGAACAAGCGGCCCCAGCGCGAGTTTTCACTGCCACCATGCCAGTCGCTGTCATGCTTCACCACCAGACGACGAGTCAGTTCCGGCAAATTCATCTGCGACGAATGCAGGACGTTAAACAGCCGTTTGTTCAGTTCGCTGCTGTCCCACTCGGTCATCCCGCCTGTATTTCTGGCCCGCAACTGACCCAGCACCCCGTCAAAAAATGTCTTCGCTTGTGCGCTGTCCGGCCCTTTTTCAGCATCAAAATGTGACGCCAGACTCTTCACTGCTTCCGTCGCCCAGCTTTCATCCAGTGGGCGCGAAAAGTCAGTTGTCGGCTCTGCCACTATCGCGGTGAAATTCAGTTGAGTTAAATCATGCTGGCTCAGTTGCTCCACATCGTCCTGATGCATCCATGTATGTGGGCGGATTTGAAACCAAACCACACCAGCTTTGTCCGTGAACGGATGTGTCGTTTCACGGCGGAGGATCATGTCGCCGTCTTTTCGCGTGAGGGCACTCATCGGGCTGAAAGTGGCGTCATCCCCGTCGCCGTTACGCAGATAAAAAGGCCTTTTCAGTTTTAGCTTCACATACTGAGCGCCACTTTTTATGCCCTTTATATTCGCCAGCACGTCCGGCACATGCGCATCTGTACTCAACAACTCAATGTGAGCTTTATATTCCGTCCGGTATTCACGGGTATATCCATTTTCACTGATGTCCTGCGCGCCCAAAAAGCCCACCGGCTCACCGGCTTTTATCGCCACTTTTAGCGGGGCAGGAGGAAGCACCACCTCATCAAAGACCCCGTGATTTAGAGCATGGAGCATCCACACCGGCAAACAAACATGACATTCCCCGTCCAGCTCCATAAACTCCGGCCGCACTGATACCCAGAACAGTGGCCCTGTCGGAATGCCGTCGGTGACCTTTTGCATCAGCCCGAACAGCTCCGAGTTGCCCTTCAGTATGAAGGACGATTCATGCAGCATCGCCAGCACATTGCCCCGACTCAGAGTTTGCGCCAAGCCGCGTTTGTCTGTCATCACGTCAGGGGCAAGTTCCCGGTCATCATCGCCGCTGCTGTGCTGCCGAAGCCGAACACCGTGGCCTTTTTCTGTCACTCGATACAGTTTTCTTTTCGGGTATTCCGACAACGGTGCCATCTGCATGTACAGATGGTAAAGATCCAGCCAGCTCGCCGCGTCCTTCTCATCCGGTTTATACACCGATTTCACCAGCAAAAAGGTCGGTGAATGGCGCAGCTCCATTTTTTCAGCGTGGTTTTCATACAGCAATGCCGGTGTGTAATCACGGCAAACTCGCCATGCGACTACCTCGCCATCAATCATGCACTGGAGCGGCACCGACTTTTCCGGCGTTTCCTGACTTAGCACAGACGCCGGTGATGACGTATCGCCCACATGAACCCCACCATGCCAGTAGCGATTGACACCGACCAACCACAAACCATGAGCCATCTTTTGCATGTCGGTCATCAGTTCGTCGTAGTGTTCGTATTCCCGCCCGTCTGCCTTCCGTATTGGGTAACGTATTTCCATCCTCATTCCCTTAAGTTAAGTTTTCCCCATCCATCAGCGTTGAGGACGTTACTATATTGCTCCTACAAATCCGGTGTAGGTTGGATCGAATTTATCACACCCTTTTACGCCAGACTTCCGCGTTAATTCAATTTCGGAAAAAACTCAATGAAAAGGTGGGTTAACTTAAATCGAGGGATATCTGGTCAATAAACGTTAACTTATCTACCAACACTATAACTATTTTATAATTATCAACAATGTAATACACCTAAGTTTACGAGTTCGTATTTGCTCAAATAAACATACATGACGAATCATCCCCTTTAATATGGTGGTATTGGCGCTTTACGTCCCATATCACTCCTCACTTATCAGTTCATAAGGCTTGAACCCCACCACCTCCTCCCCAACCCACTCATTGACCTCTTTCATCCGTTCCTACAACGGCATTAGCTCGTTGCGCACAAACACCTGACTGGCCTTTTCTATGTCACCAAATCCGCCGGTGTTATTGGGGATGATACCCATCATCTGCGGTGGTACGCGGTGGGCGCTGAGTAGGTCGTCGCGGCTGGCGTTTTTGATATTAAAAAAATCGTCTTTGGTGGCCACCTCGCTGAGTGGGACGATCTTGATACCGTCAGGTTTGCCATTTGGGGCGTAGAAAAACAGATTTTTAAAATTCCCTAACCCTTTGGTACTGCGCATGGCGTTGCGTAAGGTTTCTACGTCGGTATTACTTTGGGCAGCGTCGGTGACATACATGATATAACCAGCATGTGCACCATTCTGGAAATACTTGCGACGAAATAACGTGGCCGATTCGTTCAGCCATGCTGAGTTGAGTGAGCTGAGATATTCAGGCAAACCATAAAGTTCCTGATTAATATCCGGTTCAATCAGGTGAAATACCGTGCCTGGCTCAAAGCGATGCGGTTCGCGGAAAGATTGCACGAACCAATACACATCATCTTCTACTCCACGGCGGGTATATTTGGCCGGTGAACATTCCAGTCGCATTAATTTACCTAAGCGATTGAAGCGCTTCTCCAGAAAGGCATTGCCGAATACTAAGAAATCCAGTGCAAAGCGGCTAAACTCTTGGGCGCTAAGCAGCGGATGTGGGATAAAAGTGCTGGTCAGAATATTGCGTTTCACATACAGCGGTGAGCTGTGATGCACCGCCGCACGCAGACTTTTGGCCAACCCGGTGAAACTGATCGGCGGCTCAATCCATTTGCCGTTACCAATGCATTCGGCGTAATCCAGAATGTCGCGACGATCCAGCACTGCGGAAGGCTCGCCAAAACTAAACACTTCCATTGGTTGCTGCGGTTGCCGAGTTAGATTGGTTGATTTTACTGCCTTGCGGCCTTTGCGTTTGCTCATCAGTTAAAATCCAGAATTGAATATTGGGCATAACCGTTACCGGCGGTTAGCGGCTCGTTAATCATCGCGTGCATCGCCGCCCATGCGATATCTGCATGACTGGCGTCTTCGCTGCGGCTGGCTTGGTAAGTGGCACGGCCACCGCTGGCAGTCATGGTTTTGCGGATAGCCATAAAAGATTGGGTGATATCGGTGTGGCCGGAGTCATACTCCAGCCGCCCACTGGTGATCAGATCTTTGGCTTTCAGCACCAGCGCGGTTTTAATCTCCGGGCTGTAACAAATTTCCCGCACCGCCGGAAAGAACTCCCGCACCAGTTGATAGACGCCCTGCCCAATGCCCGTGGCGTCGATACCGATATATTCCACGCAGTATTTTTCAGTTAGGGTTTTGATGGATTCAGCTTGAGTGGCGAAGTCCATTCCCTTCCATTGATGGCGTTCCAAAATGCGGAATTTGCCGCCGGGTACCAGCGGTGGAGCCAATACCACGCAACCCGCACTGTCACCGGTGTGAGACGGGTCATAACCCAACCAAACCGCCCGATAACCAAAAGGTCGATAGGCGTAAGGATTAAAATCGTCCCACTCCTCCAGACTATCGACCATGCAGCCCTGCAACTCTTCGAACGGGAATACCGAGGTTTTATCATCGACGAATTCGCACATCAGCAGGTTTTGATATTCCGCTGGGCTGTATTCCAGCGCGAGTTGGTCGAGGTCAAACAAGTTACAGCCGCCCGCCAGCGCATCTTCGACAGTGACAATCTGTCGCCACTGACCGTCGCCACACAGCGCACCGTGCATCAAATGGCTATGGCTGAGATTGACATAAATATGTTGTTCTTTGTTCTTACGCCCTTTATTAAACAGCTCGCCAGACCAAAACGGATAAGCGCTGTGGGCCAAACTGGATGGTGTGGAGAAGTAAGTGGTGCGCCATTTTTTGTGTAATGACATACCCGAAGCCACTTTACGCAGCTCCTGAAACTTGGGTATCCAAAAGTATTCATCAAGATACAGGTTGCCGGTGTAACTCTGAGCGGTGCGGATATTAGTGCCGAGAAAGAACAGCCGCGCACCGTTGGCCAGCACCATCGGATCGCCTTTCAGGTCAACTTCTACCTGTCGGGCAAAATCAATAATGTAGTTTTTGAATACATGCGCCTGTGCTTTACTGGCTGACAGAAAGATCTGATTGCGCCCAGTGGTTAGTGCATCTATTAGCGCTTCACGGGCAAAGTAGAAGGTTGCGCCAATTTGGCGCGATTTAAGAATATTGCGAATACGGTGCTGCAAGCCAGCCCGATACCAACCTTTCTGATATTCAAACGTAGTTTCCAGAAAAATATCATTCAGCGCTTCAATAGCCGCGTCACTAAACACATTCTTCTCGGCTGCCTTACGTTCCCCTTTATTACGGTTACGTATCTTCGGATTTAGATCGGCTTCATTGCCAGTTTGGTTGTAGCGATTAACTCGCGCTAATCGCTCAATCTGGCGGCCTAGCAGGTCAATCTCTTTGTAGTCGCACCCCTCTTTGTTGTTCTTCATGATCAGTTGAATCAACCGCGCTTCCAGACTGCTCTCCACGCGGGATACCGGGGAAACATCCTCCCAGGCATCCCGCTGTTTCCAGCTCTGCACGGTTGGCGCTTTCTGGTTCAGCATCTCCGCAATCTGGCGCACAGAAAAGCCCTGCCAGTAAAACAAAGCCGCCTGCCGCCGTGGGTCGCTGATAAGGGTAGTTGGGGTCGTCGTCATGGGCGCAAGGCTACGAAAACGAGTTTAATTCTTCCTCAACTCACTGTTGTGTCAGTGATTAAAGGATTTAGAGTGGTGGCGATGGGAATTGGGAGTCAGGAAACTAGCGCTGATTTAACTGACCCATTCACGGACTCCCATTATGGCTAAGAAAATTTCTAAGTTTTTCCGTATCGGTGTCGAAGGTGATACTTGCGATGGTCGTATTATCGACGGTAATGACATTCAGCAAATGGCCGATACCTTTGATCCGCGCGTCTATGGCTGCCGCATCAATCTGGAACATATTAAAGGTTTACTGCCTGACAGCCCTTTCCGTCGTTACGGTGATGTGGTTGAGCTAAAAGCCGAGAAAATCAACGATGATTCCGCGCTAAACGGTAAGTGGGCGTTATATGCCAAGGTGGTGCCGACCGACGATCTGGTAGCAATGGTACAAGCCCGGCAAAAGGTTTATACCTCAATGGAGATTCGTCCGAATTTCTCCAACAGCGGTAAATGCTATCTGATTGGTTTGGCGGTGACTGATGACCCAGCCAGCTTGGGGACTGAAATGTTGGAATTCTGCGCCCGCGCCAAAACCAATCCGCTGGCGGGTAAGAAACTGGAACCCACCGATCTGTTCTCTGTTGCCGTTGAGGCCGCGATTGAATTTGAAGAAGTTCCTGAACCCGGAATCAGTTTACTTAGCCGGGTAAAAGAGCTGTTTAATCGCAAGCAATCCTCTGACGATGCCCGTTTTACTGATATCCACGCCGCTGTGACCACTGTAGCTGAACAGCTGCAAGTTCAGGCTGATGCTAACGAGCAACGTTTTCAACAAATTGAGCAACAGATTGAAGCCAATCAGCAGCAACTTTCCCACCTGCGCGCCAGCCTTGACCAGAGCGAAAGCCTGATCCAACTGCGCCGCCCGATGGCCAACGGCGGTAATGGTGATGAAACCTTTCTGACTAACTGTTAATAACCAGACTGAGAGAGCCTCATGCGACCTAATACCCGAATCAAATTCAACGCTTACCTGACTCAGGTTGCCAAATTGAATGGCATTGAGGTGAGCGATGTGACGAAGAAATTCAGCGTCGAGCCGTCGGTTACCCAAACCCTGATGACCCGAGTGCAGGAGTCATCCGAGTTTCTCAGCCGTATCAATATGGTGCCGGTGGCCGAGTTAACGGGTGAGAAAATCGGTATCGGCGTCACCGGTTCTATTGCCAGCACTACCGATACCGCGACTGGCGACGAGCGTGAAACCGCTGACTTTGCCGCGCTAGAAGCTCGCCGTTATCAGTGTGAACAGATGAACTTCGATTTTCATATCCGCTATAACACGCTGGATCTGTGGGCGCGGTATCAGGATTTTCAACTACGGCTACGTGATGCCATCGCCAAACGTCAGGCATTGGATTACATCATGGTGGGCTTTAACGGGGTGAAACGTGCGGCTACCTCCAATCGTCAGCAAAACCCAATGCTGCAAGATGTAGCCGTAGGCTGGTTGCAAAAATACCGCAACGAAGCACCGCAGCGGGTGATGGATAAAGTGACCGGTAAAGAGGGTGCGATAATTTCCAGCGTCATTCGTGTCGGCGAAAATGGCGACTATAAAAACCTCGATGCGCTGGTATTTGACGCCACCAATACCATGATTGACCCGTGGCATCAAGAAGACCCCGATTTAGTGGTGATCTGTGGCCGTGAGTTGTTAGTCGATAAATATTTCCCACTGATTAACCAAAAACAACCCAATAGCGAAATGCTGGCAGCGGATGTGATTGTTAGCCAGAAACGTATCGGCAACTTGCCAGCGGTGCGCGTGCCCTACTTCCCTGCCAACGCCATGTTAGTAACCCGTCTGGACAACCTATCGATCTATTTTATGGACGACAGCCACCGCCGCCATATCGAAGAAGTTGCCCGCCGCGATCGCATCGAAAACTACGAATCCATCAAACAGGATTATGTGGTGGAGGAATACGGCTGTGGTTGCCTGATTGAAAATATCCAACTATTGACTGAAACAAAAAACAAGCATTCAGAAACAGGAGCCTAAGCCATGTTAAGCCCCGCCAGACGGCACATGATGCGAGTTTTAGCGGCGGAGGCGGCGCAGCAGATTGAAGAGCCGCTGCGCCATGCCAATGGCTATGAACTAATGCTGTTAAAACTGGCTGAAGATCTTCGAGCCCTAAAAAATGTGCATTCAATGGAGCGCAAAGCTGAACGCAAACGGGAAATGCTGCCCTACTACGCCCCTTGGGTGAGCGGAGTGTTGAGCGAAGGTCGAGGCGCTCAAGATGCGGTATTGATGACGGTTATGGTGTGGAAGCTGGATGTTGGCGATATTGCCGGTGCGCTGGAGATCGCCCGCTATGCCTTGCACCATCACCTCGTGATGCCGGATCGCTATAAACGTTCTACGCCTTACTTATTGGCTGAAGATGTGGCCGATGCAGCTACTCGCGCCCACAGTGCGGGCCAGCCCGTCAATATCGACCACCTGCTGGCCACAATGGAACTGACCGATGCCGAAGATATGCCAGATCAAGTGCGCGCCAAGCTACACAAAATCGCCGGTATCGTCCTGCGGGACAGTGGTAAAACCGAATCAGCCTTGGTACATCTCAGGCGCGCGTTACAGCTCAATAGCCATTGCGGTGTGAAAAAAGATATTGAACGGTTGGAGAGCCAACTACGCAAAGCCAGCCGCTAACCAAACGCGCCCCGCGCCGGGCGGCACGCAAGCCGCGACAACGTACCAGATCAACGTTTGCGTCCACCGCCCTCTATTTTGAGGTTGCCATGACGACAGTGATTATTTCCAAAAAAGATGAGCAGCCACATGGCGGTACCATAGTCATTCCGCCATCTGCGCATGACGAGCCACTGATAAAGAACACATTCTTCTTTCCCGATATTGATCCGAAGCGCGTTCGTGACCTGATGCGCCTTGAGCAAACCATCGCCCCAGCCCGGTTACGGGAGGCCATTAAAACCGGTATGGCAGAAACCAATGCGGAGTTACACGATTTTCGCGAGCAGCAAGTCGCCGCTGGGTTTAACCGCCTTATCGATGTGCCGTCGGATGAGGTCGATGGGGAGAATATCCGTGTTTCCCATTATGTGCGCGCCGTTTGTGCAATGGCAACCGCGACCTTGTATGAACGTTATCGCGGCGTGGATGCCAGTGCCAAAGGCGACAAAAAAGCTGACAGTATCGACAGCACTATTGATGAGTTGTGGCGTGATATGCGCTGGTCGGTCTCGCGCATCCAAGATAAACCACACTGTATTGTGGGCCACATCTGATGCAAATCATTGCACAACAAGGCGATACCCTTGACCTCATTTGCGCTCGATATTACGGGTACACAGAGGGGGTATTTGAAACGGTGCTCGCCGCTAATCCGGGGCTGGCAGAACTTGGGGCGGTACTGCCGCATGGCACTCCCGTTGAGTTGCCAGATGTTCAAACCTCACCTGTCACAGAGACTGTAAACCTGTGGGACTGACAATGGAGAAGATCAGCACATTTATTACTTACTGGTTATCAGTAGCACTTGCATGGTTCGGCACACAGACGCCAGATAGGTTTGCACTCTATATCGGTGGGAGCTGCGCCATTTTTACCGCGCTGGTTAATTTTTGGTATCGCCGCAAAACCTTTAATTACCTCAGATCTATGGGGCTTAATGAAGGGGTGACCCGTGAACTCAATCGTTAAACGTTGCAGTGTCGGTGTAGTGCTGGCGTTGACGATATTGATGCCCGACTTTCATTTACTACATACCTCGCCGGAAGGTCTTGCCCTGATCGCAGATATTGAGGGATGCCGTCTGCGGCCCTATCAATGCAGCGCGGGAGTGTGGACATCAGGTATTGGTCACACTGCTGGCGTTGTACCTAAAAGAGATATTACCGAGCGTGATGCAGCGGAAAATTTAGTCGCCGATGTTCTCCATGTTGAGCAACAACTGGCGGCCTGTGTGCCGGTAGATATGCCGCAGCCGGTTTATGATGCACTTGTCAGTTTCTCGTTTAACGTCGGCACCGGAGCCGCCTGTCGCTCGACGCTAGTTTCGTATCTAAAACACCGACAATGGGAACAGGCATGTAATCAACTATCTCGCTGGGTATATGTCAATGGAGTCAAAAGTAAAGGGCTGGAAAATCGCCGCCAGCGTGAACGTGCTTATTGTCTTAAGGGAACGCAATGAAAACACTCATCGTGTTGCTAATTCTGGCCGTGTTCGGTGTGCTATGGCTGTGTGACGAGAACGACAAATTAAGCCGGTCGCTTGAGGGAGCTAATCGCGTCACCAACGAGCAAAAAAGTACGATTAACATGCTGAAAAATCAACTTAGCGTTGCTGCCAACCGAGCTGATAAAAATGAGAGAGCACAGGTTACCCTACGACAACAGCTTGACTCCGCTGGAAAACTGGCAGCACAGCGTGAACAAACCATCACAAGATTACTCAATGAAAACGAAACCTTTCGCCGCTGGTACCGCACTGATTTGCCTGATGTTGTGCACCGGATGCACCGACGCCCCGCCTGTACATCCGCCAGTCATTGTTTACAGCGGATGCCCGAGAGTCAGCCTTTGCCCGATGCCCGGCAGCGACCCGAAAACTAACGGCGATTTGAGTGCCGATATTCGTCAGCTTGAGCATGCACTCGAACGTTGTGCGTTACAGGTTGAAATTGTTAAACAATGTCAGGATGAGTTAGATGCTGAAACCCGACAGTTTGCGCAAAACCCTCACTGAGGCTGTTCCGGTATTACGTACCAATCCCGATATGCTGCGTTTATTTGTCGATAACGGCAAAATTGCCGCCACACTGGCCGCATCACTGTCATTTGAAAAACAGTACACTCTCAATGTAGTGGTGACGGATTTCACTGGCGATATTGATTTACTGCTGGTGCCGATAATGGCATGGCTACGTGAAAATCAGCCCGACATTATGACCACCGATGAAGGCCAGAAAAAAGGCTTTACGTGGTATACCGATATCAATAACGACAATAGCATTGATGTCAGTATCAACCTGTTACTGACCGAGCGTACCCTTGTCAGGGAGGTCGACGGCGCGTTACATGTGCAAAACATACCGGAGCCACCGCGACCAGAACCGATAACGCGACCGGCAGAAATGTGGGTTAATGGTGAAATGGTGAGTCAGTGGAATGAATGAATTTAAACCATTTGAAGATAAGTTGGCTAGTCTGATTGCTGCGCTATCACCCGCAAGCCGTCGCAGTATGACTGTCGAAATTGCGAAGAAGCTACGCCAACGTCAGCAACAGCGAATCAAATCCCAAAAATCGCCGGATGGCACGGCCTATGCTCCGCGAAAGCGCCAACCGATCAAAGCGAAGAAAGGCCGAATTAAGCGGGAAATGTTCTCCAAATTACGCACCAACCGCTTTATGAAAGCCCAAGGCGATAACAGTGCTGCCGTGGTGGAGTTTACCAGCAAGGTACAGCGTATTGCCCGAGTGCATCAATATGGGCTAAAGGATAAACCGGGACGCAACAGTGCTGCGGTGGAATATCCCGAGCGTAAATTACTCGGGTTTAATAATGGTGATACCGAACTGATAGAGGATGAAATAATTAGAATGTTAAGTTAGTGCTCATTCAAAACGTCTTTCCTCATTGTTTTTAAAATCAATAAACTTATTGTTAGTATCAAAGTAAATCACATAACCAAGAGTTAAAAATGACGTAATTATAAAGAGCAATACAATTAGTATCATCGCCGCAATGAATGACGAATTGTTATTTTCTATTGCGGTCATTAGTTCTTTTTTCTCTGCGGGATCTTTTGTAAGAAGGTAGCCACATGCTGATATTAGAATTTTCTTATTTGTAGCGGTTGTAAGTTCCCTGCATTGTTTCGCGTTGAAATATTCATTGCTTTCGGGGTCGTAAACATAGATTTCGGAGATAAGGGCGCGTTCACTGCCTGCATTAAACGAAGCATAATTATATTTGTATGTTCTTACCGAGTTGCAAACCATAAGAATGGATGCAAAAAAAAGTAAAACTAACGCTACATAGAGAACAATTTCAGCTTTGCCATGTTTGAACTTTCCTATTGGAGGAGCAAAGGAAAGAAATCTGAAGTTTTTTTCAGATAGAATTCCTTTGCTTATGGCTTTAGATACCAGCCTCGCGTCTTTCTTGTTGAGAACATTGATGCCGTGGTAAAGCCGAAGTAATTGCAAGTCTAGGAAGTCGCCATCCAGATTTTTTATAATTCTGTCAGTAAAGTCGACTTTAAGCGGTTTAGATATTAATCGGAGTAGATAGCCAATGCCTCCCGACACAACAAGATACAAGATAATAATCAACCAAAATATTTTATAAAGACCATCAATTCCACTGCCAATAAAATCAAACATCTTGGATTCCTTTTCAAATTATTCAGCTTTCAAAACATCGTAACGATTACCTGTTGTGTAGTTTACTGCCCAATAGCATCACGTTGCCATCAAATGGCCACACCGGCATCCTCTCCGTTATGAACACACTCGCAAATATTCAAGAACTTGCCCGCATGCTGCGCAATATGATCCGCACTGGCGTGATTGTTGAAACCGACCTGATTGCTGGCCGCTGCCGTGTGCAAACGGGGGGTATTTATACCGACTGGCTCCAGTGGCTGACTCACCGCGCTGGAGGTTCTCGCACATGGTGGGCACCCTCGGTGAGTGAGCAGGTATTAATTTTGGCGGTCGGTGGTGAACTTGATACGGCTTTTGTGCTGCCGGGGATTTTTGCCAACGACCATCCTGCGCCGTCTGCCTCGGCGGATGCCTATCACGTTACTTTTCCCGATGGTGCTGTGATTGAGTACGAACCGGAGAGCAGTGCATTAACCGTCAGCGGCATTAAAACCGCCAACATCACTGCATCGCAAACTCTTATCGCCTCCGTGCCAGAGGTACGGGTTAGCGCATCAACCCGTATTACTCTCGATTCGCCCGAAGTGATTTGCACCAATACGCTGATCACTGGCTCACTGGAGGTACAAAAAGGCGGCAAGATGAGCGGCAATATTGAACATAGCGGCGGTTCATTGTCGTCAAACGGCAAAGTGTTGCATACCCACCAACATCCAGGCGACAGCGGCGGCACAACAGGAGCGCCACTATGACCGCAGGTTACATCGGTATCAGTCGCACTACTGGTCGGGCGATCACCGATGCGGAGCATATTCGTCAAAGTGTGAGTGATATTTTGCTTACGCCCATTGGCTCACGAGTGATGCGCCGTGATTATGGTTCGTTGCTGTCTTCAATGATTGACCAGCCGCAAACTCCCGCCCTTGAGCTGCAAATCAAGGTGGCTTGTTACATGGCGATCCTCAAATGGGAGCCGCGCGTAAAGTTGACCTCGGTGACCATAGAACGCCGGTTTAACGGTCAGATAATGGTCAACTTGACTGGCCAGCACGCTGAAACGGGCGAAAGTCTTTTGTTAACCCTTCCTGTGAGTTGAAACCATGCCGATTATCGACCTGAACCAGCTCCCCGCACCAGATGTGGTAGAGAAGCTTGATTTCGAAACCATCCTCACCGAGCGCAAAGCGACACTGATTTCTCTGTTCCCCGAAGAACAGCAGGAAGCCGTTGCACGCACGCTGGCACTGGAGTCAGAACCGCTGACCAAATTCCTTGAAGAAAATGCTTATCGTGAGGTTATCTGGCGTCAGCGAGTCAACGAAGCGGCCCGCGCCAATATGCTGGCCTATGCCGTTGGTCATGATCTTGACGTGATGGCGGCAAACAACAATACCGAACGGCTTACCATCATCCCGGCAAATAACACCACTATTCCACCTACACCGGCAGTGATGGAGTCTGACACCGATTTGCGTCTGCGAGCACAGCAGGCATTCGAGGGGCTGAGTGTAGCGGGGCCGGTCGGGGCTTATGAATATCATGGTCGTAGCGCTGACGGGCGTGTTGCGGATATTTCTGTGGTCAGTCCTACCCCTGCTTGTGTGACCATCACTGTGCTATCACGTGAAGGTGACGGCACCGCTAATTCTGATCTACTGGCTGCTGTAGAAAAAGCGCTCAATGCTGATGACGTGCGCCCGGTGGGCGACCGTGTAACAGTACAGAGCGCCAAGATTGTGCCATATCAGATTAATGCGACGTTATATTTTTACCCCGGCCCCGAGCAAGAACCCATTAGACAAGCGGCAGAACAGCAACTCAAAACCTATATCAGTTTGCAGCATCGGATCGGGAGGGATATTCGCCTGTCTGCCATCCATGCCGTGCTTCACGTCGAAGGAGTGCAGCGTGTGGAACTGGCTTCGCCAGCCCATGACATGGTGCTCGATAAATACCAGGCATCTTATTGCACCCAATACACGATCACCGTAGGGGGGACGGATGAGTGATAATCGCGTGTTGCCAGTGGGCTCGTCGGTGCTGGAAGTCGCCACCGCAATGGCTGCGGCTGAAATTACCCGAGTGCCAGTGCCGCTGCGCACATTGTGGGATCCGTGGCAATGTCCTGTCACACTGTTGCCTTATTTGGCGTGGGCGCTGTCGGTTGACCGGTGGGATTTTAACTGGTCGGAAGCGACTAAACGCCATGTTATTGCATCCTCATTTTTTATCCATCAACACAAAGGCACTATCAGTGCATTGCGGCGGGCGGTGGAACCGCTTGGCTATCTGATTGAGGTTAAAGAGTGGTGGCAGTTTAACGAGGAACCCGGCACTTTTCGCCTCGTTATCGGAGTGCTCGACAGTGGTATTACTGACGAAATGTATCAGGTGCTCGAGCTTTTAATTAATGATGCCAAACCGGCAAGCCGTCACCTGATTGGCCTTAATATCAGTCTAAGTTCAACCGGTAGCCTATTTGTCGGTACAGCCTGTTATCACGGCGAGATACTGACCATCTACCCCTATATAGCGGATGAAATCATCGTCGGGGGCGAGTTCTTCCCAGCTTCAGCTATACATTTAATTGACTCACTGAACGTGTAAACCAATGACTACGAAATATTTTGCAATTTTGACGAATCAGGGGGCGGCCCGGTTGGCCAATGCGGCAGCATTAGGGACAACGTTAAAAATCACCCATATGTCTGTCGGGGATGGGGGCGGAAAGGCGGTAACGCCAAATCCAGAACAAACAACGCTAATAAATGAAGTCAGGCGAGGCGTAGTTAATATGCTCTCAATTGACCCGCAAAATATAAATCAGATAATTGTCGAGCAGGTTATTCCCGAAAATGAGGGCGGCTGGTTTATTCGTGAAATCGGTCTGTTTGACAGTGAAGGAATGTTAATTGCCGTCGCAAACTGCCCTGAAACATACAAGCCATTGTTACAAGAGGGAAGCGGACGAACTCAAACTATTCGAATGATTTTAATTGTTTCCAGTGCCAGTGCGGTAGAGTTAAAAATTGATCCGTCAGTGGTGCTGGCAACGCGTCAACATGTTGATAATAAAATCATTGAGGTTAAACAGTACGCCGATGCTTTACATCAAAAGCATATTGATGCCGCGAACCCACATAGCCAATACGCGTTCAAACACAGCCCAGCTTTGACGGGAATACCAACAGCACCAACACCAGTACAAAATACCAATAATCAGCAAATAGCGACCACCGAGTTTGTGCGTACATGGATTAGCCTTCTGAAAGGTAACGTTCCGGTTGAACTTGGCACCCTGAAAGCATTAGCGGACTCTCTTGGTACTAAGTTGGCGAAAGGTAGTAATGGCGCTGATATTCCCGATAAACCACGTTTTGTCGATAACCTTGGCTTGCGAGATACCGTCAATAAAGCGGCAGGCGCACTGCAAAAAAGCCAGAACGGCGCTGATATCCCCGATAAAACACGTTTTGTCGATAACCTTGGCTTGCGAGATACCGTCAATAAAGCGGCAGGCGCACTGCAAAAAAGCCAGAACGGCGCTGATATCCCCAATAAACCATTGTTTACTCGTAATATTGGGGTTTACAACAAAGCTGAAAGTGATGCCCGTTATTTACGCGTGCCAGATAATTTACCTGTCGGTATTCCACTGCCGTGGCCGTTAGCTACACCCCCAACAGGTTGGATAATTTGTAATGGTCAGCCATTTGATAAAGCGCGATGCCCTCAATTGGCAAAGGCCTATCCAAACGGCGTATTGCCTGATTTGCGCGGCGTGTTTATCCGTGGCTGGGACAATGGGCGAAACCTTGATGGTGGACGTACATTGCTCAGTTTTCAGGGAGATGCCATCAGGAACATTACTGGGTATTACGTTCAAAGGTTGGCCGGTAACTCATATTGGACTGACTGTGGAGGAGCGTTCTATCAGGAAGGTAAAGCTTTTGGACACAATGCTATTAATGATGGTGGTAATGGAGCAACAACCAAGAAATTTGACGCTTCCCGCGTCGTCCCAACAGCCAAAGAAAACCGTCCGGTTAATATGGCGTTTAACTACATTGTGAGGGCTGCATAATTATGGCTTTTGTCATGTCTGACAAAGAACAGATTGTTACTGTTTTTAATTATCATTATGAGACTAAAGAATTTGTTGGGGAAAGTGATTACTATATTGCTCCCTATACTGGGCTACCCGCATCCTGCACGGAAATAAAACCTTTGCTCGCCAGAAAGGGATATGCAGTTATTTTTAATGAAGAAACCCAGCGATGGGAATATGTCGAAGACCATCGCGAAACCGATGTTTACAACACGCAAACCGGTGAGCCACAGACCATCAATCAGCTTGGTTCGCTGCCAGAAAACACCACCCTACTGGCCCCAACCAGTCCATTTGACCGTTGGAATGGCACTAAATGGGTTAAAGACAGTGAGGCGGAAAAACAATATTACTTAGCCGAAGCAAGGCAAAGGAAAAGTATTTTGCTGGACGATGCCAATACTCAAATTGAAATTCTCAAAGACAGTATTGAGTTTGATATGTCCACCCCAACCGCCGAAACTGAGTTAGTAGCATGGCGTAAATATCGCGTTCAACTTAATCAGCTAGATATATCAGCGGCACCGGGTATTGATTGGCCGAAAAAACCGGCGTAATTCAGGCGAGCGCTCGCCCGCTTACTCCTCTGACAAACTCACGTTTTATTGAGTTCTGTATTTTAGTGCACAAAGGTTAAGATAACGATATGTTTATTTTAATAAGTTAATTATGACATAAGAGGAAATGAACCTGTGGCTGCGAAGAAGCTTTGGGGTATATAGTTATTTATTTTATTCTCATAACAATACTCGATTAGCTGTTTTTTACTGGTAACATTAATTTTCCCATAAATATTCTGAATTATGTTACAGATTGTCCTCGGTGATAAATGGATTTTTTTTGATATCTCCTTGCTGGTAAATGATTGCATGATATAAAAAATAACTTCCCACTCTCGTTTTGAAAACAGTTCAGATGGAGGTGTAAACACCAGTGAGGTTGGGATTTTTATTTTATACAAATTCTTCAGTAAGAGATTATCGACCGGTCTTCCATGGAAAATCGTTCCTTGTGAAACGCCGTCTTTACCTATTAAAGGATATTTATCAAAAAACCAAGCTTGAAAATAGGTTTGCCCGTCAAAAGCATGTATTTCAATTGATGTTATACGGTCTTGCAATAGCTCGACTTTGCGGTCATGCTGCTGAAAATCTGTTTGAAATTCAGCGGTAGGCGCTGGGAGTTCTCCGTCAAATCGTCCTTCAACGCAAAATTTGTTTGGTAATGCCAATAAGGCTTTGTATTTATCATTTGCATAAATAAACTTTGATTGATTATCTTTGGCCCCCCAAGGCTCAGAACTGAGTTGCCAAAAATGTATTAATAACTTGAGTGAGTCGTATAGGGATTCATTCATTCAATTCACCTTTTAGTGTCGTAATTATATTTTAATTATTAATTAAATAGGTAACCATTTATCTTGTTTTTATATTTAAGTCGTGATTGTTTAATTATTAAATAGCGGTTACCATCAGCTGTCTAGGTCATTTTTTACTCTGCTAACAAAAAGGATGTTTGGCATGATAATTTTTTCAAATTTTGGTGGTAATAAAATAAAAGAAGACCACGTAGTGGGTATATCAATTATAGAAATGTTTAAGAAAAAGGGTTTACAGGCCTATGGTACAATAATTGAACAAGGAAAGTATGTTGGCTGCCATAGTCATACTGAGGGTGAAGAATGGTATATCATCCTTTCGGGGGAGGGTTCTATTTGGACAGCAGATGTTTTAGAGGGGATTTTAAAAAATCACCGAGAGGATAAATTTAGCAAAGGTTCTGTATTTTGTATTTATCCCAATACTGCACATCAACTCACCGCGAAAACAACGGTAGAGTTCGTATTTTTATGTCCAGAATCGCATGTTACCGATGACAGATATATGTTTGAAAATATTTTTAGGTAATATGGGCAGATGGTCCACGCATAAAACCACTTTCCGGATAAGTGCTGCTTCGACTTTGCATGCCTAATGATTGTGTCACTGCCTGCTGTTGTGCCAGACCTTAACCAATTCAAATAAATAGCCTTTCTTAAAACCAACCGGACAATAACACTCATCTCTTAACCACGGAGTTAAACGGATGAGTGACTATCACCACGGCGTACAGGTCATCGAAATCAACGACGGTACCCGTGTCATTTCTACTGTCTCAACCGCGATTGTTGGTATGGTCTGCACGGCCAGCGATGCAGATGCAGCAACATTTCCCCTCAATGAGCCGGTGTTAATTACCAATGTACAGAGCGCCATCGCCAAAGCCGGTAAAAAAGGCACATTGGCCGCAGCATTACAGGCTATTGCTGACCAGTCGAAACCCGTCATTGTTGTTGTGCGTGTGGAGGAGGGTTCCGGCGATGATGATGAAGCCAAACTCGCGCAGACAGTTTCCAACATCATTGGCACCACTGACGAAAACGGTAAATACACCGGCCTGAAAGCCCTACTCACCGCCGAGGCGGTCACTGGTGTTAAGCCGCGTATTCTTGGGGTACCGGGACTGGACACCAAAGAGGTCGCTGCCGCACTGGCACCAATCTGCCAGAAACTACGTGCATTTGGTTATGTCAGCGCGTGGGACTGTAAGACTGTTTCCGAAGCGAAAGCCTATCGCGAGAATTTCAACCAGCGTGAGCTGATGGTGATCTGGCCGGATTTTCTGGCATGGAATACTGCGACTAACACGACAACTATTGCCTACGCCACCGCTCGCGCACTTGGTCTGCGTGCCAAGATCGACCATGAACAGGGCTGGCACAAAACGCTGTCTAACGTCGGCATCAATGGCGTCACCGGTATCAGCGCCTCGGTATTCTGGGATTTACAAGAACCGGGTACTGATGCCGACCTGCTCAATGAATCCGGTGTCACCACGCTGATCCGCAAAGATGGTTTTCGTTTTTGGGGCAACCGTACCTGCGCGGATGACCCACTATTCCTATTTGAAAACTATACCCGCACCGCACAGGTTATCGCCGATACCCTGGCCGAGGGGCATAGATGGGCGGTGGATAAACCTGTCACCGCCACATTGATTCGCGACATCGTAGATGGCATCAATGCCAAATTTCGCGAGCTGAAAACTAACGGCTATATCATCGATGCAAGCTGCTGGTTTGATGAAGAAGCCAATGACGCCGAAACCCTGAAAGCCGGAAAACTGTATATTGATTATGACTATACGCCGGTACCGCCACTAGAAAACCTGACCTTACGCCAGCGTATCACCGATAAGTATCTGGCAAATCTAGTCTCCTCGGTTAACAGCAAATAAGGAGCCTGAACAATGGCAATGCCACGCAAACTGAAAATGATGAATGTGTTCCTGAATGGCTACAGTTATCAGGGCGTCGCCAAGTCAATTACGTTACCCAAACTGACCCGTAAGCTCGAAAACTATCGCGGTGCGGGCATGAATGGCAGTGCTCCGGTCGATCTCGGTTTGGATGATGATGCCCTGTCAATGGAATGGTCGCTTGGCGGTTTCCCTGATGCGGTTATCTGGGAGTTGTATGCTGCCACTGGTATCAATGCGGTACCGATTCGTTTTTCTGGCTCTTACCAGCGCGATGATAGTGGCGAAACGGTGGCCGTCGAAGTCGTGATGCGCGGTCGCCAGAAAGAGATCGACACCGGCGAAGGCAAAGAGGGAGAGGATACTGAAGCGAAAATCTCGGTGGTCTGCACTTACTTCAAACTGACGCTGGACGGTAAAGAATTGGTCGAAATAGACACCCTCAATATGATTGAGAAGGTGAATGGCGTCGACCGCCTCGAACAGCATCGCCGCAATATCGGCCTGTAATCTTTACCCGGTCAGTCAGGCTGGCCGGTTTCCCCTGACAACTAAGTGAAACGAGAAAATCATGACGAAAGAAAACGAGAATATCGTCACTTTGGAAAGCCCGGTTAAACGTGGCGGGCAGGAAGTTGCGAGTATCACCCTGATCAAACCCAATGCCGGGACCCTGCGCGGTGTCAGTCTGGCGGCAGTAGCGAACTCTGAGGTTGACGCGCTGATTAAGGTGCTGCCGCGTATGACTTATCCGTCACTGACTGAACAAGAAGTCGCCGCATTAGAACTGCCAGACCTTGTGGCACTGGCTGGTAAGGTGGTGGGTTTTTTATCGCCGAATTCGGTGCAGTAGATTTCCCGAAGAAACTGTCGGTCGATGATTTGATGGCAGATATTGCCGTGATATTCCACTGGCCACCATCAGAGTTATATCCCCTGAGTCTGACTGAACTCATCACATGGCGCGAAAAAGCGCTCCAGCGAAGTGGAAATACCCATGAGTAACAACGTTAAGTTACAGGTATTACTCAAGGCTGTTGACCAAGCAACGCGCCCGTTTAAATCCATTCAGACAGCGAGTAAATCGCTGTCTGGGGATATTCGGGAAACACAAAAATCATTACGCGAACTGAGCGGTCAGGCATCCCGTATTGAGGGATTCCGTAAGTCCAGCGCACAGCTTGCCGTCACCGGTCAGGAGCTGAAAAGAGCAAAAGAAGAAGCTCACGCGTTAGCTATTCAATTTAGAAACACCGAACAGCCGACCCGCGCACAGGCTCAGGCGATGGAGGCCGCCCGCAAAAATGCCGCCGCTCTTCAGCTCAAACATAATAGCTTACGACAGGCAGTACAGCGCCAGCGTCAGGAACTCAGTCAGGCGGGTATTAATACACGCACATTGGCGGCGGATGAACGACGTCTGAAAAGCGCCATCAGCGAAACCACGGCACAGCTCAATCGTCAGCGTGAAGCGCTGGCGCGAGTCAGTGCGCAACAGGCAAAACTCAACGCGGTAAAGCAGCGCTATCAGGCGGGTAAAGAGCTGGCGGGTAATGCGGCATCAATCGGGGCTGCTGGTGTAGGGATTGCAACATCTGGCACGTTAGCCGGTGCTGCGCTGCTGAAATCCGGTTATGACTTTGCACAGAAAAACTCCGAGTTACAGGCGGTGCTCGGCGTGGCAAAAGACTCCACAGAAATGGCGACATTACGCAAACAGGCGCGCCAACTTGGCGATAACACCGCAGCCTCTGCCGACGATGCTGCGGGTGCACAGATTATTATCGCCAAAGCGGGCGGCGATGTGGGTGCCATTCAGGCTGCAACGCCAGTCACGCTAAATATGGCTCTGGCGAATCGACGCACGATGGAGGAAAACGCCGGATTGCTGATGGGGATGAAATCAGCCTTTCAGCTTGCAAACAATAAGGTCGCGCATATAGGTGATGTGATCTCAATGGCCATGAATAAGACCGCTGCTAATTTTGATGGCCTCAGCGATGCATTGACCTACGCCGCCCCGGTGGCGAAAAATGCCGGTGTCAGTATTGAGGAAACCGCCGCTATGGTCGGCGCACTACATGATGCAAAAATCACCGGTTCAATGGCGGGTACGGGGAGTCGTGCAGTATTGAGTCGCTTACAGGCACCGACCGGTAAGGCGTGGGATGCAATAAAAGAGCTGGGGGTAAAAACTGCCGACCCCAAAGGCAACACGCGGCCAATTTTTACCATCCTGAAAGAGATACAGGCCAGTTTTGAGAAAAACAAACTGGGTACTGCCCAACGCGCCGAATACATGAAAACTATTTTTGGCGAGGAAGCCAGCTCGGCCGCGGCGGTTTTAATGACCGCTGCGGTAACCGGTAAACTCGACCAGCTTACCGCTGCTTTTAAAGCTTCTGACGGCAAAACCGAGGAGCTGGTCAACATTATGCAGGACAACCTCGGCGGCGACTTTAAAGCATTTCAGTCGGCATATCAGGCTGTGGGGACTGACCTGTATGACCAACAGGAGTATTCACTGCGCAAACTGGTACAAACGGCCACCCAATATGTATTGAAACTGGATCTCTGGATCCAGAAAAACAAAGGTTTGGCTCAGACATTAGGCACTATTGCTGCGGTGGAGCTTGGCGTTGTCGGCATAATTGGGGCTATTGGCCTCGTCGCGTGGCCGGTTATCACTGGTGTGAATGCCATTATCGCTGCGGCTGGCGCGCTAGGCACCGTGTTCACCTCGGTATGCGGCGCAATTATGACTGCCATTGGTACGATCAGTTGGCCGGTGGTGGCTGTTGTGGCAGCCATTGCCGCCGGAGCGTTACTTATCCGTAAATACTGGCAACCTATCAGCGCATTTTTTGGTGGTGTAGTTGCAGGACTCAAGGCAGCATTTGCACCGTTCAGTGAAATGTTCGCGCCGCTTAAGCCGATGTTTGATTCTCTCGGCGAAGGCCTGCAAAAGGTCTGGCAATGGTTTAAAGACCTCATTGCACCGGTGAAATCCAGTAAAGAAACACTCGACAGTTGTCGCAATGCAGGCGTGATATTTGGTCAGGCGCTGGCTGATGCGCTGATGCTACCGCTCAATGCCTTTAACAAATTGCGCAGTGGTATTGATTGGGTGCTGGAAAAGCTCGGTATTATCAATAAGGAATCCAGCACACTTGACCAAACTGCGACTAAAGCCAGTGCCGTGACCCAGGGCAGCTCCTACATTCCAGCGACCAGTACTTATGGTGGCTATCAGACCTATCAGCCAGTTACCGCACCTGCGGGTCGTTCTTACGTTGACCAGAGCAAAAACGATTACCACATCACGCTCTCTGGTGACGTCTCAACGAGTGACAATCTTAACCGCCAGTTCCGCGATGCTCTCGAACAATATGAACGGGAAAAACGCGCCCGTATGCGTGCCAGCATGACATTCGATGGATAAGGAGATAACACACCATGATGCTCGCACTCGGTATGTTTGTTTTTATGCGGCAAACACTACCCTACCAGAATTTTCAGCGTAATGCGGAGTATCGCTGGCCGTCTAATAGTCGGGTTGGTCAGCGTGATGCTTTTCAATTTCTTGGGGTTGGCGAAGAGAAAATCACACTTGGGGGTGTGCTTTATCCCGAACTCACCGGCGGTAAAATGACCATAACTACGCTTAGACTGATGGCTGAAGAAGGTCGCGCGTGGCCATTGCTGGATGGTACCGGCATGATTTACGGTATGTATATCATTAACTCGGTGAATGAAACCGGTAGTGTGTTTTTTGTCGACGGCACCCCGCGCAAAATCGATTTTACGCTAACGCTCACCCGCGTGGATGAATCGCTTGCAGCGCTATATGGCGATATAGGTAAACAGAGCGAAACGCTCATTGGCAATAACGGCGATATGGTCGCAAAACTGGCTGGCGCAGTGGGGGCGAATTAATGTTAGATGTGCTGACAAAAGATGCGGGTAGCATATTGATGCCGGATTTTATGTTAACGCTTGATAGTCGTGATATTACCGGCAATATCAGCAACCGCTTGATAAATCTAACGCTGACTGATAATCGCGGCTTTGAAGCCGACCAGCTTGATATTGAACTTGATGATGCCGATGGGCGGGTCGCGCTGCCGCTACGCGGTGCCGTTTTGACGCTGTTTCTCGGCTGGAAAGGATTTGCGCTGATCGATAAAGGCAACTTTACCGTTGATGAAGTGGAACATCGCGGCGCACCGGATACCGTGACCATCCGTGCCAGAAGTGCAGATTTTCGTGGAACGCTAAATTCCAGACGCGAGGAATCATGGCATGACACCACGCTCGGCGCTATCGTTGAAGCCATCGCCACGCGGAACAAACTCATTGCCAGCGTAGCTCCAGCATTAGCCTCAATTAAAATTCCGCATATCGACCAGTCGCAAGAGTCCGACGCTAAATTCCTCACTCGCCTTGCCGAACGGAACGGAGGCGAAGTCTCCGTCAAAGCGGGGAAGCTGTTGTTTCTCATAGCTGGCCGCGGCGTAACGGCCAGTGGTCACCCCATTCCACCAGTCACCCTCACCCGCAGCGACGGCGATCGGCACCAATTTGCCATCGCTGATCGGGGCGCTTACACCGGTGTTACAGCTAAGTGGTTACATACCAAAGACCCGAAGCCGCAAAAGCAAAAAGTGAAGCTCCAGCGCAAACCCAAAGAACAGCATTTAAGGGCGTTACAACACCCCAAAGCGAAACCGGAAGCGAAGAAAAAAACCACTAAAGAGCAGGAAACGCGCGAGGGTGAATATATGGTGGGCGAAGCGGATAACGTGTTTGCCCTAACGACGGTCTATGCCACACAAGCGCAAGCCATGCGCGCCGCTCAGGCAAAATGGGATAAATTACAACGTGGTGTGGCTGAGTTTTCTATTACGTTGGCCATTGGCAGACCCGAGCTTTACCCGGAAACCCCTGTCAAAGTGAAAGGATTTAAGTCGGTGATCGATAACCAGTCGTGGATAATTACTAAAGTTATTCATTCGCTCAATAATAGCGGTTATACGACAAACCTCGAACTTGAAGTTCTATTATCAGATATAAGCTATGAAGCTACTGATGGATAACTTGTTGAATACAAACAGATGATTTATTCATTTGAATAATTTAAAATAGTCAATAAGCTCAAATGAACGTTGAGGTGTTTATTATGATGCGATGCCCTATTTGCCGTTGCACAGCGCATACTCGCTCCAGTCGTGAAATATCTGCCGAAACTAAAGAGAGATATAATCAGTGTACCAATATTAATTGCGGACACACCTTTATTACAATGGAGACATTTATTCGCTCTATTATGACTCCGGGTATTATTAATAAAGTTCCGCCACATTCAACGGCTCAAAGACAATCTACGCTCAATTTCTAATTATATTATTTGGCTAAAAAACAACCTGCGAACTCGCGGGTTTTTTAGCGTCAAAATATCGCCATTGCCACAGATTTCTGTCGCCATTTTGTCGCCACTACTTTTGGGAGTTTTAACTGAGGGTTTTGTAATTTGTTGATATTTAGGGATTTGTTGGTGGGTCGTGCAGGGTTCGAACCTGCGACCAATTGATTAAGAGTCCCTAGAACCACATGTAACACACTGTTTTTAAAGCCTAAAACTGCATTCACACTGTGTATTTAGGAAAACAATGACCATTTAGCGACACTTTTGCGGCACACTCTTGCGTCACGAAAATGGCACGCACCAACATCATCTCACTCAATGCTACCTTGGCGCTTTGATTGTCCGCGATATGCAATTTTTCGTCATGCCTTGGGCACAAATCTGACACACCTATCCCCACCCTGCGATCAATAGCTGACCATAAGCATCTCAAATGCTACACTCTTGCCGTCCGTTTTTGATAGCGATGCCTCAATGACGGAACCGTATCCAGTGATAACTATTCAATTAATTAAAGAGTTTAAAATGAAGCAAGAAACAGGGATTTACCTGGATAGAATCGACCACTTACGGTTTTTTGCTGCACTTCTAGTTTTTGTCCGCCACTTCAACGGTGGATATACATTTAATGGGTCAATTGACTCTATCAGGGGAATTGTTGGTGCGATCTTCTCATATGGTGTGACTGGGGTAAGTTTATTCCTTTTTATGTCAGGATTTTTGTTTTGCATCATATGTGATGCTGGTAAAAAAGATATAAATTATTCTGGTTTTATGAGAAACAGAATATTAAGAATATTTCCACTTCTTACGTTTTCTATGTTTATAGTAATAAGTATGAGCGCTGGAACTTCATCGCCAATGGATATATTTAGGCTTCTAACGCTACAGCTTAATACTGGAGGAATCAGCTGGGGAGTTGATAAATTCAATCTTTGGCCTATATGGACAATTGCTGTTGAATTTCAATTTTATCTAATATTCCCATTTATAATACGAGCATTTAAAAATGGCGGATATAAATATATAATTTCTCTAATGGTATTGATGTTAATAATTAGGCTGATAATAATAGAGACATATCAGGCCAAATCTGGAGATATATTTTATAATTCACTAATAGGCAGGCTTGACCAGTTTTTGGTGGGTATTATTTTTGGGAAAATGTATTTGAATGGATGCTTTTCTTGGTGTAAAAGAAAGATAATGGCAATACCCACAATGATTATTTGTTTGATTCTTATATTTTGCTATTTCTACTTAAGAAAACCATACATGAATTACGCCAATAGCCTTGGTTTCATTTTTGAAGCTTTACTGTGGGGTTTATTTGCAATGGGATATATTTCAATGTCAGGAGTGATAAATAGAACAATAAATACTATCCTTTCAAAGTTGGGAGAGATAAGTTTTTCATTCTACTTACTTCACTTCCCTGTTATGGTTGCTGTAATTAGCTATTTTAAAGTTAACTTTCAATCTCAGTATAGCGAAAATGGATTGGCTGTAACGTTATTAATTGGGCTTCCTTGCGTGATATTTGTTTCATCATTATCTTATTATGTTATTGAAAAGCCTTTTCTTGGAATGAGAAAAAAGTATAGCAAATAAAAACCGCCCATTACAGGGCGGTATAATTAAACGTTATAGCCAGAGATATTAAAGCGTTGTCTTAATGAAGAGGCTGTTTTGATAGATACTCCACTACTAGATATAATGCAATTAACACTGAATAGTGCAGATACGCCAACATTCATGCTGAATGTCCCATTATCTACACTGGTTTTCTTAATTACGGCGGCCCCGCTTGCGTCAGTAAATGCAATGCTCGTAGTTGTAGCGTCTTTTGTTATCGTGAACTTAATAACACGCGTTCCTGAAGACCCGTTGTCAATATTAATGTAGCGATCTCCTGTTGCTACATTCATTGCGGTAGGTATTCCTGTCTCAAAAATAGTAATAGGGGAAGGCCCATTTGCAATGCACCCTATCTCTATTCTACCTTGAGTGTTCCACAGAGCTCCAAACGTAATAACATTCCCACTCAGATAATTGTTAGAGCACATTGATAAATCAAACAGGTTTGTCGGGGTGCCACTCCCCGTAAGGAATAGATTACCTGATGATGAAATCTTGTTGTCACTTATAGATAGCATCATGTTCGCGTACCCAGTAGCTAGAGTTGTAAAATCACTAAATACTTGAACATTAGAGAACCGGCCGATATTATTTGAAAAATCAACAACCCCAGAAAATCCCCCGCCACCTGACAGGTTACCATTGGAGATTCCTATAATTGCTGATACCGTTGCTGATGGTATATTAAATCTATTATTACTTACTGTAATTTGTTGATAAAAGTTGAATGGGTAGCACGACAGTTGAATGAAGTTAGTATTAAGTGTTGATAATGAGCTGAAGTGGTTATTCGTAAGCCTTATGTTATTATTGACTGGATTCCCATGTATATGTCCTAATCTTATCAATTCAATATCACAGTTATCTATATGAATAAACCTATTGCCATATTCAAGGGGGCCAATAGGCTCATTATGCCAATCGTCAGTTTCAGGAAAGAAAAATGTCCCTGTACTATTGGTTTCATTTGCAGTAGGGAAAATAGCCTTGATGGCAGAAACGTAAGATCTCCTGTAGTACCAGCGCTTATTTTGGCTTGTGTACTGGTATGAACTCTTTATTTTATGAGGAAAAACATGCCAATCATTCCAAGCATAGCAGTCAATGACCGTAATATCACTTTCTGTTACCAGTCTGGCACCATTATAAATATCATAAACAGAATTTCCATTAACCCGTATTTTCACCCCTGACTGATAACCATTGTAGTGATTAAGACTCCAGCACTCAAAAACCCCAACGCATGTATAACTATAAATTCCATCCGCCCAAAACGTATCATCATTTATGATGCTATAATCATGAACTGAAACCGTGTTCATGGACTTCTGTAGTTGACGCTCAAAAAGCCCCTCGTTTGTTGTGCCAGCGTTAACTAAAGTGCCTGCCATGTTATGCACGGTAAAATTAGCAATATCCATTGTTTGGAACGGCCAGTCAGATATCTCTAAGATAAATTCGAATGGCTCTTCACAATGAAAATTAGTCATAGATATAGAGTTGCAACCGAAATCAGTAGTTTCTGGGTTTACATTTAATTTCCCAAGCCCAGAGAAAAGAATAACTCGCCCATGAGTTGTAAACTGTGAAAATGAAATATCCTTAATTTTGTATGCACTTCCAAGCTCGACACCACACATGCGAGTTGATTTTGCGCTGCTGGGAGCGCTGCCTTCAGCATGAAAGTTTTTTGCATTAATAAACCCCCCGGGATTAAGTACAAAACCAAGGCCTAACCCAGGATAAATAGTACCCCCGCCCCAAATATCCAACGATGACACATGTAAATTCATATCATCTGGCAGATATACAGACTCGCCCATCAGGTTGAGATTTACCCCGCCAAATGTTGACTCCATCTCAGCGAACGCCGCTTTGTTCAATGCGCCCGCTGTAGCATTGCTATACTTCCCGCCAAATGCTGTGATGTCACCGTTCCGCCAGGCGAGATATTTGCTTAGTGGTTCATTGGGGAAGTTCTCACCACTATGATGTACAAGTCCAGACCCAGTGGGTTTTGCTAGCTCAATCATGACATCGGAGGCGCTCCCACTCTGGGGGAGAACACCGATTGGTCTCCCTCCAGCAATCGCAACTAACTTACCCTCCATTTCTGCAAGTGGTGGCATTTCAGGTATATAGGTTTCAGGGATGCGAAGGGAACGCTGAAATATGTTTGGGTCGCCGCTAAATGGATATGTTGAGCGGAGGTTGATTTCTGAGTAGCCAACCCTCACCGGGTCTTCTGCTTCAACTTGCCAACAGTCACCGTAAATAGAAAATACCATAGTGCCATTAACGACATCACGCGCGCCGTCAAAGTCAGGAGATCGTCGCCATGTGGCTGGGGATGCAACCCAGATACCATTATCGATAGGGTTATCTTGCCCCATAACAAGAACTCGCATTCCCGTTGTTGTTGTTACGGTTCTAGTCCCTGTAAATGTTGATGATGTAATTGTTTGCTCGCCAAACAATGTTATGTGGTAGTCAGACGAGATGGCTACAGCTGGCTTTAGTGCAACACTCGTCGTTAAACCGTATAGCCGATCTTCTTGCGTAGCTGGCATTTATTTTTCTCCAGACGTGAGGAATCCCCACAGAGCAAATCTGCGGTGGTCTATTTAAGGAAAAAAAAACCCCGCCGGAGCGGGTTAGGTAATATTAATTATTTCGTTTTTTCCTTGCCTCTCGCTTCATTAGCCACACTCCAGCAGCCAAGCCAGCAAAAAGCATCGCACCAGCGGAAAGGCTTGAATTAAAAAATACCATATCTAATATCGCTGCAATAATTAGGGCGATTGCTATATGTTTCATTAATCGCTCCGAGCTGTCAGGGTAATTATCTTTATTCATATAATTAATTCCCAATATTATATTAATTCACTTGCCAAGCATAAACTGAGATGGAGGGATTAAGAAATCGTTTCCTTGGTTTTTCCTCACATTTTGCTCAAATCTATGTAGTGAACCTGGAGATAATGACTCCTGGATCTGGTTTAGGATTAGATAATTCATAATTGGCCTTGCCCAGAACACGTTAATGAATGGCGTGTGGTCAACGGTAAATCTAAATGCATCACCAGCCTTTGCGTCACCAGACCGCGCTTTCTGGAACAAGGTGATGAGACTGCCAAAGTTACCAGCAACCGGGCCAAGCATTGCGGTTACGGGATCGTTACCGAATCTATTTGCTTCCCCAAATAAGAAATCACCAAACAAACCCAGACCGCCACCTTGCGCTGCCGCTGCCAGAAATGTTTTGCTATCTGCCGGGCGCGGGGTTTGTCCTTTAATCATCAGCTTAGTCTGCATCGACAGATAACCGAATGTGGTCATCCATAAAAACATCTGCGCCAGACCAAGCATTTCACCCTTACCACTTTTGAATAGAGCGCTTTGCAGATTGCCCCACCGGCTTTCTCCCAGCGGCACAGGCGTATAGCCGCGCCCGAATACTTCCCGCCCCAGAGCTTGCTGCATGAATGAAGCGGTAAATGATTTGTACTGCCCGATAAACCGGAGTAACTCACCCTCCACTGTGCCTGGTTGTGTTCCTTGCTTCATCATGGCTCGCGTCCGCGCGCCGGGCTCTGTCATTGCGACTATCACGCGATCGAGAATATAACCTCTCAACTTACCGGATAATTCTTCCCGCCCCGCCTCAATGCTTCGCTCATTAACCTTGATGTTTTTGTCAGAAACATACTTGGCGATCATCTCATCAGGTATTGAATCAATACCATCAGGCGTCATGAACTTGCGGCCTTCCGACCCTTTCAAATCCATTGACCGATAGACTGACCATTCGGCGTCTCCGATGCCATGTAGGTCTAACGCACGTTTAAGATTGCTATTAAGCGCCCCATGTGGCGTGGCAGAGTTATCTGCAAGCCAGTGAGATATCATCGTTGCAGTCGTATTGCGAGACGCGTCAGTCCACCAACTCAGTCCATTCATTTTAAAGAATTGGCGCTGTAAGTTAGCAACCTTGCCGGGGAGTGTGACGTCACCTGAAAATCGCTGAAGTATTTCATCACGCATACTGTCAGCGTACACGCCAAGAGAGCTTAAAATCTGTTTCTGCTCGTCAGTTTTAAAGCGCTTTAATCGGCCAGAAAGCGATTCACTCAGTGCTGACATGAAGTTTTTACCCTGATACCTAAGTTCCAGAGCATTACTTGCAAGGTCGTTGAATGACGAGATCATAGCCCCGCCGAGCTTTATCGTGGAGTCGATGGCGCGGGTAGTCGAGCCGAACCTTGCTAAAGTGGTTGAACCAGGAATGTTTGTCTGACCGGTCACCTCTTTCATTTCATTCTTGATGTTGCTCCGACGCCTGTCAGTGAACGCCCTCAGCGCCTTCTCATTACCTTTTAAATCTGCTGAGATTGTATCGGCAAGGTAATTAAGCATGTTCTCTGGATTGGTTCCAAGCACTCGCATGAGGCCCGTATTCCGTGCAGAACTTTCAAGCCCACCATAAATAGCTTCACGCAGACTACCAACACCGAATTGCTTGTTGTAATCAGACCACGCAACTCCATCTGCGAAATGAAGCACACGCTCTTGGCTGGCTTTCTTGGCGACGTTCTGACTTCCCTTGAACCCTTTCATCCAGTCTGGTTTTTCTGATGATAGATGAACACCAGAAGCTAACCCGTCATAAACGTTTTGCAGGAAAGCATTCTGATCGATAACACCATCAAAGGTGGACTTATCAAGCCTGGGTAGAATCGCATTTCGCCACGTATCAAAACCAGCGGCGCGGATCTTCATCATATCGTGGCCCTGCCGAGCGATATACCCAGGCATTTTACGAACCCATGCGCCAGCACGGTTAGCATCAATTCGCGCCGACTCCTGCCACTTCGTGATTATTTGAGCAATTTTCACTGACTCATTAGTCATCCCGGCAGTAGATTCATTTTTCCCAATACGCCACATAGCATCAGCTATTTCAGTATCATTGCTGCCACTGGCGAGGAATTTAATTAACCCCTCTTTATCCAGATCATGATTTAATCCAGAGAGATATTTAGAGCGGAGCTGAAATTGCTCACTGGAGGCAGATGACCGGCTACCAGTTCGCGCCTCATTGCGCCCAACAAGAATGGCTGACAGTCCAATGTCGGGGCGATCTGGGAAACTATCGCGGATAAATGTCAGACGCTGAGCGGCAATGCGGGTATTAATAGCTTTATTCCTGGCTTCAATGACGCGCGCCAATTTTTCTTCGTTGCCTAATTCATTGGCTGCCCGTAGTGCTGCTTCTTCCAGTGAGATACCTTCATTCTCAGCACGAATACGCTTAACAGTCGTTTCCATGTTGTTAATCAGCGATTCCATTTCACCTTCTGAAAGCTCTCGCCCGGCGGCCTTATTCACTACCTGCTCACACGCGGTTAGAAACTGGTTAGCCATTACATTCTCCTGAGCATGCAAGTAGCATAGGCCTGAAGGCCTTTGAATATACTTTCGTCATTTGCTTCGCGGGTTGCTGCTTCAATGGCCCCTCTTAACTCAGGCGAGTCAATATCGTTAACCATGTTGGTTGCCAATTCCATTTCAGCGGTGAAATCTTCCTGGGCATTAACCAAGTCAGCGTTATCTCTATTTGCTCTGGCAAGGTGCGCATCAGCATCACGACTGGCATTAACTGTCGAAGCATCCGCATCTGCTTTGGGCCCCTGCTGAATCTGAGCGATTGACGCATCCCTCAATTGAGGGTCGCCCAGGTTAAACACCGGTTCTAAATCTGGCGTTTTCCCTTGCATCATATGAGATAACCCTGCCCGGAAAGCATTTTCTCTTACCGTCCAATGGGATTCATCAATGCGCTGGGAGGCGTTTTTAATCCCTTGGGTAATGTTGTTAATTTTCAATGATTGCCTGATTTCATCAGCCCGATTATTTATCGCAGTCTTCAAGTTATCGGGAATTTCACCACGCCTAACGGAAGCTATTTCGCCTCTGGCTACCTCTGATTTAGAGTCAGATGATAATGACTCTTCAATCTCACTACGCCTTGATAGCAGAGCTTCTTTTTCGATAGCGATATCATTCACAGCCTGATTTCGGGCTTCCTTAAATTTCATGTTCTGCTGTTGATATACCGCAGTGCGCTCAGGCAATGACTGGTCAATAACATCTATAGCTCGGTTAGTATCGACAATTTCCTTTTGCAACCCAGCAACATCATCAACACGAAACGATGATGCGGCCTCTTGCTGAGCTAAATAGTCAGGAACGACATCATCGTATGCCTTGCTGTATGCGTAGCTGTCCATATCCCTGGCTATAGTTTCACTCAGGATTGGCGTTGTCCCGCTTTCATTGAATTGGCGCGAAACTGGTCTTGTGGATTCAGGCGTAACAAATGATTCAGTATTCATTACCGGACGTTCTACAGCATCAATAGTGGTAGTTGCCGCTTGAGTTCTGCGCCCCCTAACCATGTCAGCAATAACCCCGCCGCCAGCATGCATAATCCCGCCGCCAACTGTACCCATGAAGATATTCTCCATCGCATTGGCCATAGAGTAATCTTCGCCTTCTGCCGCCGCAGCTTGAGCAGTGAACGGGATTGTTACTGCTGTTTGAGCGGCGCCCATAGCGGCACCCTGGACGAATCGCTCTCCCACTCGCCCAAGCATTGTCGCGGCCTTTGCCTGTCCAGCAAACGGCACCAAGCCAATGGCAAGGTTTGCCGGGTCAGCCATTGACCCAGCAAGCCCTGCCATAAAGTTAAGTGGGGTATTGATAAATCCAGAGGGTGCTGACTGAGCTATTTGTTGCTTCGCTAATGACTCTTTTCGTGATTCGCTGACATGGTCAAGGTAGGATTTTGTTACTCCAGAATCGGGAATGTTAATGCTTTTAACGCCTAACTCTCGTAGCTTTGCATCAGCTTCAGACTTGCTTACAATTACTGAGTTTGGGTCGTTAGCCAGATTATCAGCCTCAGAATAGCGAATTGCTGAAACCAAAGGCCCCTCCCTAAGCCCTGAATCAAAAGAAGCCTCCAATGCATCGCCAAGACTGGAAGGAACATTACTGATTGGCTGGTTTATTCCCTGTCCCGGATCTCTGGTGTAGATTGGCATTTGTATCCCTCATACCTTCAGCCATTGATGGCGTTTCTGATGTGCCTTGTCGCCCAAGTTGCCGCGCAGTTTCCTCATTACGAGCCTGGGATTCTTTAGCTGCCTGCCCTGGTGTATAAGCTCTCGGTTTATTCACTTCTTTTGATAGCTGATTGAAGTAGCCACGATTGGTCGAGCCCAACTGAGCCAAATCAGCAAAACTGGCCGTAACTGGGTTGCCGTCTGCCCCACTAACAATCAATCCATTGAGAGTGAGCATTAATCCAGTTTCATCTGCATTGGTTACCCATTCAGCATTATCTTTGATGCGATTTAGGCTTTGTTGCTGGTTAACTTCATTGCTTAGGCGAGGGTCGCCAATCAATGGTGTAATGTCTGCTGGCTTAAGCTTGCTCATAAATGCATCTACGCCATCCGATACATCATTCATATCAGTATTGGCAGCAACCGGTAGTCGCCAAGTTCCTTTAGTCTGGTACTGGCTGCCTAAAATATCCTGATAGGCTTGTGAAGCAGCATCCGAAGCGCTCATGCCTTTCTGCATATTGAGATAGGTAAGGCGGCGGCCTTGGTCATTAAAATTATTCCAAACAGGAACCCCGCCAGGCTGTCCAACCATCGTTGCTGAAAAGTCTTTGGATTGAGAAGCCCATTCAGTATCGGCACTTTCTGCCGCGCCACTGGAAGCCGAGTTTATTGAGCTGCGTAATTCTGCTGTTTTTACATCGCGGTTTTGCCAAAGCGCATTGGCAGCACGTGGGTTATTGGTCGCCATGACAACCTGAAGCACTGGCCCTGATTTCTTCTGAACTTGTTGCATAACTTGCTGAGAATATGGCCCGAACTGCTGCCCAAGAGACTGGATTGCAGCAACATCCTGCTCCTTGTTATTGTCAATCTGCTGAAGAATTCCATTAACAAGCGAGTCGGGAAGGACATCTTTGTTTTTAATGCCCAGCCGTTGCTTCTCCATTAGAACCTGGTGGGCTAACTGAGCACCTGTTGATGGGTCGCTCTGGTAATTCTGATATGCCTCACTCACCGTCGGAATGTTTTGCACCATCCAACCACCTGGATCCTTCTCCCTTGCGGCTATAACTTGCTGGTACTTCTGTGCAACAGCAGTATAACGCTGCTGTTTGAAAGCAAAATCAGCGTCGCCAGTAGCAGGCATCAATCCATTAACCGTCTCTATGCCGACATTAGCCGGGCTTGAGATAACGGTCTGATATGCAGGTTGTAGGGCCAGCGTCTGCTGATATTGATTGAATTGCTGATAGGCTTGCGCACGGTCAGCAGGGGTAGAGTTAAGCTGTTGTGCTGACGTAAAGTCAGAAATGGTAACAGGGTTTTCTACTGGCTTCCCAGAATTTACCCTGGCAACATCATCCTGCATTCGTTGTTGAATATTAAACCGCTGTGCAGATGTCGCTGTATCAATGACGTTATAAGTCTGCTCAACCGCGCGGGTTTTCTGCACCCCATCCAGATCTGCAAACTCAGGCGAATCTATAATTGATTTTGCAGCACTTAATTTTGAGGCGTTACTCAGCACTGATGAAACATAGTTCTGCGTTTCCGCATAAGGGATTGAATTAGCAAATGACTCATCTGTGATTTGCCCTTTACGCGGATCACCAAATCGGCTAATCCATTCATCAACTTTACCCGGCCCAGCATTATATGCAGCCAGCGCCAGAACGGGATTACCACCGTATTTTTTAAGCTGCTGGTTGAGATACGCCTTGCCAAGGGAGGCGTTATAATTAGCATCATTCTGGTGGCGAGCAGGATCCCACGGCAAACCAGCTAATGCTGCGGCCTCTGGCCCGGTAGCTGGCATCACCTGAGCAATGCCGGTTGCACCTTTCCCTGATGTAAGTGGCTTACCATCATTCCCAAATTGACGCCCCCCACTTTCCTGCCCAATCACGGCAGAGAATAAGTCATCCGAATTAATCGCATTGCCCACTTTAAAACCAGATAGAGCCTCTGGGTTCATGAGCGAAATTTTCACATTACCAATGCGCTCGTTTACTGAATCCCACGCAGCCTGATCCAGCATTTTTTTTCTGGTGTCTAATGGGATTAAAGCTGCAATGCCAGCACCAGATTTTAGCGCGCTGACTTGCTCTTTTGGGGTTAACGATGAAACTGATGCTGTTGCATAGTCTACCGCTGACCGTTGCTTTATTTGCTGTGCTTGCTCTGCTGAAATGTACCCCCGACTATGTGCGCCGATAATAGCGTCATTGGTCGCGTTGATAAGCCCCATTCGGGTTGACTCATCTTTAGCACTGATTGCTGCTTCCCGATTTGATGTGATTGTCTGGTCGAGAGTGGCCCGCCCAAAATCAACCTCTTTATTTCTAACCAACCCGCGAACCTGGTCATAACCACGAGCAATGTCATTGTTTGACTCAATTTCAAATAGTCGCTTATCTGAATTGCTAACCAACAATCCAGCAGATTCTTCTCTGGCCTTGCTGATTTGTTCGTTGTACCGGTCACCAAAAGTGGGGTAATCATTGTCACCATCAAAAGATGCCATAATATCAAGCTTCCTTTTCAGGAAGTTTGACTGCGCTTCAGCATAGTTAAACTGATCTTCCTTTTGCTGAATCTGGCCGCCAACCCGCTCAAGTGATTGTCCTAATCCTTGCAGTGCTCTGGATGGGGCTGTTATGTCTGCGCTAGCGACTCCGCGCGCCACATCAGGAATGCGGCGGCCAATATCATTTGCATCAGGAATACGAGCCATTTAGTTGTCCTTAGAAAACGCTTCTTGTGCCTTTGGCGGCACTTATTTTTGCCGCCTTTGGTGTGGGTGAGCTTCCGCCAAAGCGGTCATAGAGAGAGCCACCTGTTTGTAGCAATGAAGACATAGCATTTATTTTCCCAGCCTTTTTTGCCGCATCCCCCTCGGCCCTACGAACTGCTGCCTGATTATTTAATTGATTACCTTGCTGATTTCCTCCCCATAGCGACGTAAGAGCATTTAACTCACCCTGCGATTCCATGTTAGAGATATTGTTAACGAAGGATGTTGAATCAGCAGCAGCACCAGATGCAGCCCCAACTGCCAGAGCGCGAGACTCAGCCAGCCTAGCCTGACGGCGGTCTTCCATTGCTTGGAGTTGAGATTGTGCCCTTACGCTATTTGCTTGCTTGTCTAGCTGCGACGCTTCTCCGTAGGCTTGTTTTTTTGCGGCCTTCCCCTGTGAGTATTGGCTGCCCGCATTGAGCAGTGAACCGCCAATCATAGCCCCCATAGCTATTGTGAATGGGTCTGCCATATCATCACCTTTTCGTTTAATGGAACAAAACCAAGCCTTCGCAAATACCTCGGAGCTGACTCATGCTTATCGCTTTCAATCGCGAGTATGGGCTGGTGATATTTTGAAAATATCTCTTTCACTGCCAGGCGGGATGCTTTCATTATTGCTACTGGGTATTGCTGGGCATCATCTTTCATGTCCATGAATGCCATGTAGTGATCAGATTGATGCATCACCCCGCATATCATTTTTGGGTCATCATCAACTTCCATCACGATGGCGCGCATAGTCGCAGGGATTCGCCCATACCAATTCCGTATGTCATCCTCATTGGCATGTCTGATGTTATTTGTCATGAGTGGTTAGCCCTATAATTGCAGCCAATATTGTTGCTGGGCGAGGTGCCGCTGCCTGTATGCAGATACGTGAGTCCGTATCCCATTCACCAGGGAACTCAATAGCATCGTTATCGTATGCGTCCCAAATTTTCCCATCAGCAACAAACTCACCACGCTCTTCACGAGGCATGTCATCTAGATAGTTAAAATCAGGCCCATATTGGATACCCTGAGCGTGCGTATCAGCAAGGATCAACCCAACTCGCTCAACACGCTTTCGCTGAGTTAACGCAGTCCCCATTCCCGCTGAGTAAGCTAATTTAGTGCTTTTAAATTTAGCTTTATAACCAAGCCCGGCGGTAACATTGCTTTTACCAGATGTAAAAGTAATCTTCCCGTCGGTTACTATTAGCTCACCAACATCAAACCCGTCAGCCCAAACAACAACGGAGCGGCCTTCGAGGTGGTTAAGCCCTGATATTTCAGTGATTGGATCGCCTGAGTAGGATATAAATGAGTCTGCAAGTTTAGATAACTGACCGCCTCGGCACTCGGCCTCTTGTGCCCACTTTTCCAAGCAGCGAACGCCGTTGCGATTAACAACGTAATAGACCTGATCCTCTATCTTGCCAGGCAATGTAACGACTTCCTCAACGAGTCCATCAGTCTCAAATAGCACCCAACACTTAACATTTTCGTTTCTGTCAAAAACTTGAACTGCTACAGCGCCATCAGAACGAACGCAATGAATACGCGTGTCAGGCTGCCTCTGGGCATCGATCGCGATGATAGATGGCAGTCCCATCTCAGGGCATAAACTCATCATGTCTGCGCTAGCATAGTCATAAATACTTGAGTCGTAATTCAACTCAAACACTCTGGCACCGCTGCGCTGGACAAAGATTGCACCGCTATCGATTTTTAAAGCTGCAACAGAGTCACTTCCCTGAGTTGATGGATATTTAATGCCGAAGTTAGTAGGTGTCAGTGGCTCATCGAATGATGATGACCTAAGTGATGCTTCTGCGCCCTCAGTACCAACAATTAAGCGTAGCAGCGGTACAAGCCAGTTAATTGTGTCAACTGGTCCAGATCCAATAGTCCCAGATATAGGGCCGGAGTCCCCCTCTGTTTCATCATCAAATGACGAGAATGCATCCGATACACTGCCCCAAAATTTATCCCCGCCTGCCCACCATAGTCGCCCCTCGTACAGAGCAACCGCGCTAGGCCAGCCTTTTTTGTCTGACCAGTCACCCTCGAACCAAATATCTGTAGAACCTGTCCCGCCGAGTTGACTGAGCACAACGGCGCTAACACTTGTTCCAGAGTTAAACTCGATAACCTTAACTATCCCCGTCCGACTACCTCCTGCGAACTGGAGAGAAACACTGATATTCCCGCTAGTCCAGTTGCCTGTTTTGAATCCAAGGCGATAATAAATAATCTGATTATTAAGGTTGTCGTTATAAGTTGTCGCGCCATTAGTCATGCTGTACGTGGTTACATCAACCCATGCACCCGGTTCGCTGACAGATCTTTGAAGTGTTAACGTTCCATTCCAGGGCCCAGACCCTGACTGAGTTAAAATAATAGTGACATTCCGTGATGCCTCGATACCTGTCACTTTGATGTAATCAGTGAATTGGCCCTCGCCACCAAGTAACGCATTTACTGTTTGCCCGCTTGATTCAAGCCGGAATAGAGACCCAACATGAGTGGTTCGGAATATTGGTGCTGATGCTGTTAGATTAATCACCCCAGATATCCCACTGGGAGTCAACCTAACGCCCGACACGTTTTCTATACCAAACGGGCCATCGGTTGATTCATATGTCACCACTGACCACGAACCGTTGGCCCGGCGCTCAATTCTTCGTTGTTGCTTACCCCGGCAAGCTGCAAAAATGACATCGCCGCTCTGATCGTAACGGATCATGCCCAAATCAGACTCAGACCATGGCGTAGGCAGCTCAAGAACACCTGCTGCCTCAATAGCGATAGAGCGAGCGATGACCGGGTAGTCTGTTCTATTCGATATCTGAATATAGAAATTTCCTGTTGGGGTAAAAGTGAGTGAGTTAACCCCTGTGCCAAGGCTTGTTTCAGTTACATAGTTATCGCTGCCGGAAGATGAACCGACTCTTATCGTTACTGGACCTCTTGCAATATTCACCCTTATAGCGTGCTGTTTGTTTGCATCTGAACCAGAGACGGTAACTGATTGGCGAATGATGGCAGAGTTAAATCCAGTACCTTGTAATTGCGCGCCAGCGGTTGTCCATTGTGATACAGCGCCGGTCTCATCAACGTCAGTCCATCCTGATAGATCAGATGTGAACCCAGAGTTGACTACCGTGGTGGATACAGCAGGCCTTGTCACTAGTGCGTCATTTACCCAAATACGCATCACAGAATCAGTAAGCTCAAGCAGCGCACTATCATTAGTGGCAAAGATAAACTTTAGATATTTAGCTTTCTTGTTGCCTTTGGTTTGCCCAATGTAGCCAGTTCCAGGGCGCAACATCATTGAACCAAGTATTCGCGGCATCCAATTTGTTTGAACTTCAGCAGATAGAGCAATGCGATCAATATCGGTACGCGCTAAAGCTAGCTTGGATACAATGCCCCGGTTGAAAGCCAGAAGCGGTATGTTATTGCTCGGCATTTATGCTGCCCTCATCCACGTGAATATCTTGCCGATCCCCCTTGGCGTGATCGAACCCAGCGGCCAGTCGGGAATATTTTAGTTGGTTCTTGAATCGCATCTTTTGTGAGTGCGTCAGTCTTCGCCATTTTGTACTCGCGCGCCAACCACTCCCTGTCTGAGCCATTTTTAAGGCGCGGTGCTATTTGCGTAGCAAGATAGGCAGCCACGAAGCTGCTAAATGTTTCTGGCCAGAGAGAAGAATCAAGGCCGAATGACTGGTCGTTTGATACATAGCGAATAAAAATCTCATCTAAGTCGCAGAACCAAAACCCAGCTTCATCTGTGTATTGAATAATTGGGCTATTGAAAAACGGGTCTGATGCAAAGGCCACTGTCCGAACGTAATCATCTGGCTTATTGAATGCCCGACGATAACCGAACGGTGGCTCTACTGAAGGTGAGTAATTGACGCGCACAGAACGGATAGCAAAGTTCCATTGCCCTTGCTCAAGACAATATTTCAATGCTCCGTCCCAGACTGCATCAAGCAATCTACGCGGCTCCCTGTTTTCAGTTAGAGATACAAGTTGCCGCTCTCCTACCAGCCGCAACGCATCGTTATAAACATTGAGCTGGTTCGACATATCACTCTCCTGATTCGTTCAACTTGTCAGCTTTAGCCTGGGCATCCTCTTTTGTCTCAATGCCGAGTTCAACAATCTCTTTGTCAGAAGTGCGGATGATTCTCCACTTGTGTTTTCCTGCAAACTCACATGTATATGCTTGCTCTTTTTCAATTGACTTATCAGTTCGTTTGCTAAGTTCCACATATGTAAAGAAATGGATGTGTGCAGATACTTTAGTGACCTTGATAACAATACCTTCAGCAAAGAAAGAGCCATCTTCTGCAACAATCTCTACTCGGTCGAATTTGCGTAGCGTATTAGATACATGAGCCCATGAATCAGGATCTTTGAAGTCTTCGAAAGTTTGTCCGTGCTTGGCGGTAACGCTAAAAACTGTTCGCACATACTCAGATGGCTTGATAAGCGTGGGTAAAATTTTCATATAAGCCTTTTGAAGGGGCATTTCTGCCCCTGGTGAAATTAGTTAAGCTAAGGCGGTAACGGTCACTGCGCCGGTTGAAGCATTGATCGCGGTTACTGATGCAACAGTTAGTACACCTGTGGTATCAACTACTGCATTGACAACATCGCCAAGCTTCATGCCTAGCTTTTTGCCATTAGTGAAGTAACCCGCCCCAATAACTGCGGCTCGCGCATCTGCTGAGATGTAAGACCAGATAGCTCCGCCGCCCATGATACGGTCTTGCAGCAACGCGGGTGGGTTAGTGGTTGAATAAGCCATGTTTATCTCCTGTTATGCGAATGCAGAACCATCATGGATGATTTTTACAACGCCTTTGTTTTGCAAAAGTTTGCCGCCCATGTATGCCGTGGCGCGTGCCCATGAATAATCCTGCTCTTCGTCGTAACCGACTGGGGTTTGCAGGCCTTTAATATCCATGCCGTGGCCAATTGCATTGCGGTGATACAGGAAGCAGGTCTCGGCGTTTGTGCCTTTACCTGGCAGGTTGGGATGGACGATCCAGTTAACACCAGCCCAAGTGAATGACTTCAATGAGCTATCAGAAACAGTGAACGGTTTGTTATTCACGTAATCAACAGAGCCAAACTCTTTGGTCTGCATCAGGTACGCTTCAGCAGCTGGGGTGATCAATGCAAATAACTGGTTGTCGGCCGGAACCTCGTTATTACCAAGAATAACTTTGGCTTTCATAGCTAAAGCCAGTGACATTACGGCAGTTGCACCGGTTGTTTGCGTTGCTGCCGTCAATTCACCAATAATGTCTTGGTCAATTTTTCGGTTAAGCACTGCCATGGTGGTGCCTTGCATAATTGCTCGCTGGTCACCTTGGCTTGCAAAGACGTTGTAGTTCGTCTTGCGAACCAAGTCATGCCATTCAACCAAGGTTGCAATCGGTTGATTCAGGTTATCGCCACGAGCGGGGATCATGCCATTGACGCCACGAGTGACTGCTTCTGCGCCACCGGAATCAGCAACTAAGAACACAATCTGATTGCCCTTAACAACACCTTCAGTTGTTACAGTCTGCCGAACCAGTGATTGGCTCTGTTCAAAACCAGCAATAAACTCATTGCGGTACATTGTTTGGAAAGCGGTATTCGCCATTTTAATTTCCTCATCGGGTTATATGTCGCTCCGACGGGGTGTCCTTTCTTCAGGCAATAGTGGGGTGTCCCAAGTGAATGGGGGCCGATTGACTGGGGAATGGGGCCGTTTTACGCGTTGGTGTAAAAGATTGGTTATTAGGAGTTGAAACGCTCTTTTGCTTCCAGGAGTTGCATATAGCGCTCCTGCATTTTTGTGTCTTTGTTATAAGCAGAACGGTTATCTTTCATAACCTTTTCAATCTGCTCAAGTTCTGAATCTACTGCACTGATGTTTGTTGCGCCGGTGACTACAGTCCCAACCGGGTTAACCTTGCGAGCCATGTCAACCATCCAGCGCATAATGTCTGGGTTGTTGAATAACGCGGTACCATCAATCGCTCTAGCCCCAGCAAATACATCACGAGCAGCTTCCGGCAACGTAGCAATGACGCCATTCACCAGATTGATATTTCTCTTGAACTCTGGCCCCCACTCCGCGCGCAGGGCTTCCTCTGTCTGTTCTTGCAGGTCAGCGTTGCGGTCGTAAACCTCTTGCCGCTCTGTTTCAATCTTGTTCTGGTTCCACTCGATAGCCGCCTGAACAACATCTTTAGAAACATTCTTGCCGTGCATGGTTTCGATAAAAGAGTTAACTCGCTCCTTATCTTCATCACCAATAATGACCCCAGATGGCATACCGCTCAGGTAATCAGCGGCCTTTTCTGGGACGTCATTCTCCTTGCGCCACGCTGCCAGATCTTCTGGAGTTGGGTTTTCTGGCAACTTCGCCGCTTTCAGTAATTCACCGGAGCTGACTTTGCTCTGTAGCTCTTTGTGAGCCTTAGCTAACGCTTGAGGTGATGCATAGCGCTCCAACTGTTTGCGGTATTTCTGGTCATCACCCGCTAACTTATCGCGCCAGTCTTCAGGGAATTCCGCTACTACTGCCGGAGCAGCTTTATCTGGGGCGTTTAACGTACTTGGCTGGGGTGCAGCTTCGCCGGTTGGGGTTGATGGCGTAGCATCAGCCACTTCAGTTACTGGGCCACCACCACCCTCCCCCCCCTCGGTGTTTAATTCATTACAGTAGCCGCGAAATGGGGATAGATTCATAAAGAGATTCATGTGTAAGCCTCAATAAAAAACCCGCCGGAGCGGGTTATTTTTTGTTTTTTCTCTGCTTTGATTGTTCAATCACGGCAGCCGGTAAGTTAATTATCTTCACTATGGACGCGCCAATATGCCGCTTACCCTCCGCGAATGCCGTGTCTCTATCACTGTTAGGCCGATAACTCAGATCGTAATAACCGGTCAATGTCATCAATTCCTTAGTGATTAGTTTCTGCTGGGCATCCGTTGCGGTTCCTTCGTGAAGTGCTTTAAGCGCATAAACGAATGGGAGATTGTCAGCCCACGGATAGGGCTCATATGGCGGTGGTATCGTCATCCAATAGCCTCCGCAGCCTGAGCTGCTGCTGCAACGTTTTGCATCACGCTAGCACCTTGCTGCACATCATCAACGGCCGCCTGAGCTTGTTCTTGCTGCGCTTGTTGCTGAATTAACTGGTTAGCGTCATCTTCGCTGCGCATCCATTTAGCTGGCACACCGAATCCATCCATTGCATCACGGAACGCAACACGGATATCCACATCAGCAATAACGGTTGGGTCAATCTGCGCGGCAACGCCAAGCATCTGGGCTGCATTCTGGAGTAACCCTTGCTTCTCTTTGCCGATAGCGTCTTGTAATGGACTCTGGAAAGTGAACTTAACCTCTTGCCCGCGAAGTGATTCCGGTATATCCATCGGAGAGCCGAACGCACCGCCGCGCATGAGAATGTCGAATGACATCTCGCACAGGTCGCCACTGTATTCATATTCGATTGGCGCAAAGATTGGCAGGGCTTGACGGATATACTCTTGAACGCGCTGACTGACTTCATATGCTGTCATCTCGCGAACTGATGGCAACGTTAGCTTATCAAGATAGAACGCTTGAGAAATCATCTCGCGCACATCATCGCGTATGTTTATGCCTGCTGGCAGTGATGTGTTCTTGCCAAACTCCGCAATCACTTTGCGAATATCAGTATCCATCTCAATATCGGCCCAAGTGATTCCGCCAGCCATCAAGTTGAAGTCATCGCGGAATACTTCACGGCTGGCTACCATCGGTGGGTCAACCGCTTTCTCGCCAGCTTCAAGCAATACGCGGCTGATTGACTGAATTAGTCGTGCATCAGGCAATGCAACTATGGTCGCAGGGGAGTAGGCATATTGAGAGCCAGCAACAGTCTGCCATCGCGGTATAACATACATCCGGTGAAATATTGGCACCTCTTCCATGACATGCTGATTCTCTACGTCAATGTAAACTGAGATATAGGGAGCTGCGTTTTTGTCGCCGTACTCTTCAGATGGCACGACAATGTGACGGCATTCGAATTCCCGGTAAGGCTCTTTATCAAATGAGACATTTACTTTCGCGTGAACCTTATCCCCAAATGTGGCTTTGAGGTCTCTGGCTGTTGGCTTCCACTTGCGATGTACTGTATCGATAATGCCTTCTGAGTTTTCAGCCCAAGCCAAATCACGCAGGTGCCAACAGCGGTAAAGCAATCCGTCTGCATTCTTGTTTAGCTCAACACTGATAGCGCACTGGCCGAATGCTGCATAGTCATGATCGGCTTCCTTAGTCGCTCGCACAAACTGAGTGCGGCGGTCATACATCGCCTTGAACTGTACATCTCTGGCCCATTCAAGCCACACTTTAGCCGAGTGATCGTTTGAGTCATCATCGCCAGTGTTCAAATTGAACCACTTATCACGACGAAGCATTGATGCAAATGAGTTACCCAAATCACGGCGAGCCATAACCGGGTAAGATGTCATGAGGTGATCTGCAAATTCAGTACCAAGCGAACGGCAAACAGTGAAGTCGGCGCGCTCCGGGTAGAACTGTTCTGCTATTTCTTGCCACAAATTGAGGATTGGTGACTTTTTGCCGAACAGGTGATCACCCTGTTTAATTAATTGCTGAGCGCGAGCTTCCATTTATCCACCTAACTTGTCACTGCCGCCGCTTAAAATTGTGCTGGTTCGCCCGCTTCTCTGTTGCTGCTCCGCTGTCTTGCGTCGCCGGGCGCGGGTGACCGCATCAGTATCTTCCGTTGGCATTGTTTCATCTGCCGCTGGCTGAATGATTGTTGTATCTGCTGATCCACCGCCAAGGATGTCGCCAACAGGCTTTAAAATTGAACTAAGTGCGCTGGAGAAAAACTTCCCAATCCCGCCCATTACCGTTTCCTCTTAGTTGATGAGTGACCTAAATTAACCTTTGGTGCCACGCCTATCCTGACCTTGTAGCCACCTCTGACGTTTTCTTGCTTTTCACCATCAGACCAAGCCATCACAACAGCGTCACCGTCATCGGGTGAGCGTCCAAGCCTATTGCATAACTTGTCTTTTGCTTCGAGATGAATAACGCCGCCGCCAGCGCCACGCTTAACTTCATAAGTTGGGGCAGTTAGGTCAGAGAGAAGTTTTGGATCGTCAGGGAGAGCAATGTCAGATCCGCCCGGCTGGTCAGGGTTTAATGCCTCCCTGAATTGCCAGTATGCCTGCGTACGAATATTAGAGAATGATAGAAGCTTGTCAGATGTTCGCTTGTGTGATGCCTTGATGCCCATATATGACGCAGCATCAACGCCGTTCTCGCGAAGATGTCCGTAAGCATCGCCCCCCCATCCTCCGCCAATATCAATAATTACCTTGGCATTGTTGCGACGCTTAGAAATGACAAGTCCCGCCACATCAGAGCCGCCGGGAGTTTCTTTCCCCGGTACAGATTGAGTTTTGTCGAACCATGAACCATAACGAGCTGCCAACACCGTGTTATCTTTCCCGCCTTGCGCGACGTCGACGCCGATGGCACTCATATCCACACCTATTGGTGGCTGAGGCTTCCAGCGAGCCATTGCAGCTTTAACCCATGCTGTAGGAATGCACTGGAATGCTTCGTCTTGCAGTGATGCAGCGAAATGTCCATCACGATAAGCATCACGCAATTCTTTAGGAAGCGAGTTTAATATTCGCGAATACTCACCGTCTGCTGCTAAATCAGGGTTATCACTTAGCTTTGCAGGGATGAATGTTCGTGACTTTGCAAATACCGGTGAGCCATCTGGTGCATTCCCATGAGGGCCTCGTCCATCAACCTCAACTTCTTCATCAACTTCACTCCGAATATACCAGCGCAATTCCCCTGGCTTGGCTGGGTTTGGGTGTGAGGGGTCTAACCATGCGCCCCAGCGCTTGATTACCCATAGCCCAGACGCAGAGGTTGGGGGGTTACCAGTACAAACAACTCGGCATCTTTGTCCTTTCGTCGTTGACCGGTTCCAAATGGTTATGAACTCATATTGAGATTCTAGAAAGTCGGTAATTTCATCAAAACAAATCAGGTCGTGCGGGTCGCCTTTATAGCGTTGCTTGTCCGTTTCAAGTTCGCAGCCACCGAACTGAATAAGTTTCTTTCCTCTTCGCCAAACTAGGTCAGATCCGTTCCAACCATCACGACTGCCGTCAAATAGATTCCCAATTAACTCAGCCTCAGCCAGTTTCTTAGCATCTTCGCGAATGCGCCGGAGTATTAACGTGCGTTCGTGTTGAGTTACAGCCAGCCCGTTAACCAGAGCTGACTTCCCGCCTCCAGCTTGACCGCCGTAGAAAAGCTCATCAGCTTCACAATAATAAGCGTCAGTCTGGGGGCCGGGATTAGGTATCCATATCTGATCTCCCGTCGCGCTAATTACCTCTTTAGCTACCTGTTCTAAAGATTCAGGCGATAGGCCGGTAAGCCGATTGAGTACATCGTCGAATGAGATTGCAGACATGGGTACCTCGGTGAGATAAAGCTATGCAGTAACGCCAGCGTTTTTATCTGATGCGATAGTCGCGTTCTGTTTAGCTGCTAATGTAGCGATATCATTTTTAATTGCAGTGAGTGCGGAGTTGACTGATGTCAATGAAGCGGCTGAAGTGTCTGTTGTGGCCGCAGTCGCTACCGGGACTACCGCTACAGTGTTGCCACCAGACGTACCGCCAGAGGAATCAGTCAACGGGGTAATCGCTGATTGTTGCAATACACCACCACGAACAGATGCAGTTGGTGCAGGGATGGTTAGCGTGACGCCAACCCCTGCAACAATCTCACCATCCAGAACAAGCGAGCACTTACCGTTTGAATCAGGCGCTGTAATGCCCAATCGCTTACCGTGCAATGAAACTAAGATATCAGGCATTTTGTTGCTCCCGCGTTGATTGCGTTAAGATGAATGCAACACGGCGCGCAATGTCCGTCGTGTTGAGGTCTTTCTTGAGTGGGTCATCAGGGTCTTTCGCTACTTCATCGAGGTTGTACGCTTGACGCTCAAGACTGATTAGGTTTTTCAATGCATCGCTGAGCGCTTTAACCGACTTGACGCGATCAGGCATACTGATTATTTTCTGATAGATTTCATTCAATCTATCCTGACCTTTATCGTCAGGTTTAAACATCAGCTCACCCAGCTTTTCTAAAGCAGGAACATCAGCGCACTCGGCACTTAGTTCATCGAATAGCGTATTAGTAATTTCTCTGGCCCGACGAATGTCACCACGATGTTCCATGCGGACGCTGGCAATTACCTCAGCGCTAGCTTCAATGAGTACGCGTTCGGTCAGTGTCGTTTCAGTGCGTACCTGTTTGCGTACCTCTTCTTTGCGTACTAAATCCTCGGCGCGTTCTTTTATCTTTGCAGAGAGGTCACGCGACCAATCATCACGCTTTGCTCGCTTCCTTACTGCACCCTCACTGATATTGTGTTGTGAGGCTATTTCACGCAGAGACATCAAGCCGGCTCGGTACGCCGATTCGATGGCCTCCCAATCTGCTGGTTTTGCCATGATTGTCTCCGTTGGTTGGCATTATCACAGGCACTCGTAAATGCCTGCTGTAATGTCAGTTATCATTTGTTCGCAGCTTTGCCACGCCTTCACAGAGTTGCTCTGCTACTTCTCGTCTTTCCGAGCCGTCAAGATAGGCCCAGTGAAACAGGCGATCACCTCCATCGAGAGAAGCTATCTATTCCTTGTCGGGGGAAATCTACTTAGCCAGGCACACGTTAGTGATATACGCCTGCAAGCCGTTTATTTGGCTTGTGGCAATTCCGATGCGCTCTCTGAGATGGAGATAATCCCGTTGAGCGGACTCAGTAAGTCGGGCGCTGGCATCATCAGGGACGCTGGCGGGTCCGGTGGTTTTGGACACTGGCTTTGTGCAAGTCGCGTTGAGCTGCAACCGCTTAGCGCCAGAAGCGATATCAGCACGAAGGCGCTCGTTTTCAGATTTGGCATCTGCCAACTCCTTTGTGTATTTGATATCAATAGCGGCTACTGCTTGGCGCTGGGTCTCTATCTGGTCAAGAGTGGCTTGTTGCTGCTTGGCTACTTTGTTTAACTCAGCTACATCACGATTGAGTGATTGCACTCGGTAATGGTAGTAAGTCAGTCCAAACAGTGAAGCGATAAGCACAGCAACCAGAACGGCGGTTAATTTGCCAGACATAACGCCTTCTCCTTTTCACGCCGGATGACTAAACCAGGCAATTGCTTCCCGCCACCGTACGTCCATCGAGGGAATTGATAACAGGCCTCAGTAAACTTCCCTTCTCGCAGCATTCGATACATCGTTGATTTCTGCATCTGGGGGCAACCCGCGTTAAATGTGATGGAAGTAACCGCATCGAACTGGCCCTGATTCAGCTTGTTGCCATTGCCAAATTTGTTTACACAACGTTCAGCTTCAATAATATTTTTCTCCCAGTCTGCGGCGATCTGCTCATCAGACTTTCGGATGCCCTGCTTAACGCCATGAGTATTACCAATGCCATCGGTCAGCACTCCGGCCGGACATACGTATGGGTCACGGCGGCATGATTCAGCATTACCAATAAGCTCTAAACCTTTCTCGCTAGTCCTAACCGTTCCGTTAGATACGACGATTGCAATAATAGCTGATACAGCGCAGGCGGTACCGGTAGTGACGCGCTTTAGTGCTGACATTAATCAGCCTCCATTCTCTGCAAAGCCTCATTCACCACAGAGATTGCTTCAGGGTTAGTCTCGGCTGTCTTATCTTCCAAGAATTCACGAAGCAATTGAGTGCGCTTCTGCTCTTCCTTGAGTTGCGCATCCTTTTCACGCCGGTTCGCGTAATACGTTTTTATTGTGAACCAGGCACTAATCAAAGCGCCGACAATAAAAATGTAATCCTGAGTGCTCAAAACAGAGAACGCGGCAAGTGACCCCGTCCACCAATACTGTAATTGGCTTGTGTCGTTCATTTTCATGACCCACCTCCCCATCCGGGGAATTATCTTCCCGGCGATTGGTCGGGTTCGTATGCTGTTTTGGGAATAGCCCTGCCGCCGTTTCCACTTTTCGCTAGAGGGCGTTTGCGGTTGATTGGTGTAGGCGGAGGGCTAAATTATTTAAACGAGGCGTTACGCTTCAACATCTGCGCAATGCTCATGTCTTGGAACAAAATCTCAATTTCAAGCTTTTCAGCTAAAGCATATTCAGCTCGAGCACCGGCACTAGATTGCCACCCATCGAGCATGTAAATAGCATCAGCTCGTTGAAGCATTGCTATGCAAATACACATGTAGTCAGGTTGAGATAATCCGTCAGGGAGAATTGCTGGGCTCAATGTGACGTGACCAGATTCTGCTATCTCTTTGGCTGCCGCATTGAATGCAGAGCGATTGAAATCAGGCAAGCCAGTCATGGGGCCAGCGATATAAGTTTTCATTGTTCTGGCTCCGTAAATAAAAAAGGCCCACCGAAGTGAGCCTTAAAAGTTGGTTATGCGTGGAGTTACTTAACGCATAAGAGAAATAGGTTAACGCATTCGGCTGGGTACTGTTTCACAACGATTGGATTAACCAACCCAGTACCCATGCGAATATCATTTTAATATTTATGATGTATATCACTTGATGCGTAGTCTGTTTTCGATTACATTAATCACATAGACAACGCGACGAGGCAAGCAAAATGAAATTATTCCACGGCTCTTACAGCAACACCGCACCAGTTATCAAAGTAGGACAGTTCGCAATGAGCGGTGATAACGTGTTTGATGGTCTGTTTGCTTCTGCTGAAGCAGAAATAGCAGAGTCACATGGTGATTTCATTCACTCTTATGAAGTTGATTCAGTCGCAACTAACTCAGATTTGAACGCCAGCATTGAAGAAGTGATTTCGTTCTTATCTTCTGAAATCGAAGCCGATGCTGATGAAATTGAATCACTGGCTAACGCAATTGCTGATGATGAGTGTGATGATGCTTTTGAACACCTGTTAGCGCCTCGCTCTTGCACTGGCAACGCCTCATGGGAAATGCAGCGGCTGCGTGGTCGTGTTGCCGCTCACCTCGGTTTCGATGCGGTAGAAATGGATGACGAGCACGGCACTTCATACTTAATCGTAAATCCAGCAATCACGGCGGCTTGATATGGAACTAATCGAATATATCAAACTAAATTTTTCAGCCAATCAATCTGAGTTTGCCCGACACATGGGTGTTGACCGACAAAAAATCCAAGTGTGGATAAAGAGTGAGTGGATTGTTGTTGGTAATAAGCTTTACGCCCCACGCCGAGAGATTCCTGAAATTGATATGTAGAAATGCAAAAAGCCCAACCGGTTAGGGCTGGGCCTTGAATACTTGCTCGGCTCACTCCCCAACACTGTCATGACATTATGGGGACTACGAAGTTGTCATGACCGGATACCTACTTGCCGAGCGGTGGTATCGTACGCTCTTTATAAAAGCCCCGGCGATTAACCGAGGCTTCAAGTGCGTCAACAATGGACAAATTCCCACTGTTAGAAACTTTAACCCCAACTTTCGGAAAAGTAAATAGCTATAGATAAAATAATTAACTATTTTCTAATTCATTATTTGGTTACCTCCTTAAGCACCCTTTCTGCGTTACTTTCCTCGACATCAAGCTGATGAATCAATGAGTCATAAAACGGTTTTATCGTCTTATCCCACGTTGCCGCACTAATTAAATCGGTGAATGCACAAATTGCCCTGAATGCGTCTGCTGCCGGTATTCGCTCATACCCAAGCCCGTTGCAGCGCTTGCAGTCACGTAGAACTGGAACACCTTGTCTCTCCGTTTCTTTTTGGTCAACAGCAACTCGCCTGCCACGGCAATCACGACACGCCACCGAAAGATGCCCCTTGCCATTACAGTGAGTGCAAATTTCGTCTACAACTTCGACCTTGGTTTTTGCTGGTGTTTTATCCCCGCAACCAGGGTGCTTGATAACGTTCTTTGCCCCGCTGATAAACTTCTTTCCCTTACATCGCGGACACTCTTCCACCCCAGAGGCGCTGCGGCAATAATCCTTATAGGCGAAAGTTGCGAGCTTTTGCACTACCTTCACTTTAATCTTGGTGTCTAGCTTGCGTAAGGCTGCAACCTTGTCGCAATGCTTCATTCCATACTGAGTGAGTAATTGAATTGCACGTTTAACATCATCCTGACTTAGCCCTAGCTTTCCCCAAAAAGCTTTAATGCCAAGCTCCGCCCTCGACTGGCACATTCCGAAAGCACCCATATGATCGGTGCCGGTAAGAGTGTCGCCAGTACATCTAGGTGAGTCAGTGAAGGACTGAGTTTTGCAGAAGAAATATTTTGATGCTGATTCTAAGCTCATTCTGACCTCTTCCTGCCAGTTGTCCCGACCATCAGCCGACCATTAACAATGGCGTGCCGTTCGCCTTTAAAGTCATTGGCGTATTTCTTTACTGTTGAGCGCTGAGTGTTTAGCTGGACCGCAACAGTTGATTGGTTTCCATAAGCGGAAATTAGTAACTCGGGAATAGTTTTCACATCTGCTTTCATGCGGCCTCCTGAAGTTTTTTAAGCGATCGGGTTTTTGCCCTATATTCGTCACGAATGCGGATATAATCATCACGCCGGTAATGATTCATTTCGTGCGGACCATCAAGCCAATCAACCAATTCTTGTCCAAACTTCTTTGCCAGCGATTCCCTGTACATCTTCTCAACCGTTGCCGCCTTGCCGCCGTACTTAGCTGACCCGGCATTGCACGATTTGCACTGCCGATAGGCATTGCACTCAACGAACCGGAGTTCAGGGAAGCCGCCGACAGTTTTAAAATGACCACAATCCCACTGGCCACCGTGCAGATCTGGCGGGTTGGTTTCGCCGCAGCTAATGCAGGGCTGGTCGTGGTCGCGGGTTCGGATGTATTCGTTGAAGGCTTGCTGGGCTAACTTTTTGAAGTGACTATCTGGCTTGAGTTCTAACTTGCGGATTTTTAGGCTTTGCCTTTCGGCTTGGGTTTCCTTTTTTCGTCGCTGTTCATCTTTCTGTATCGTGTTCTGGCGGGCCTTAACTGCTAACTGCTTTATGTATTCCTCTTTGTGTTTTTCATCGCACCACCACTCATACTGCGTCGCTGGCTTGAACCTCGTTTTGCATACTTTGCAGTTACGATGGCTCGGTAGCTTGTTTATCATCGGCTTCCTCCAACATTTCTATTGAAGCGTTTTCCTGATCGCACTTATCACACGAATAAACTTCATCGGGCTTTAGCGTTGCGCGGCAGAACGCGCAGACTGAGCGCTGTAGTTCAAGCATTCTTTCTACTCCTGAGTCTTAGCCAGCGTTTAGCTAATAACGGATAGATGGCGTCATATGTGGGTATTTCGCTGGCGGGGATTTGTTTGGTTAGCTTGGTTCGGGATGTCTTGCGGAATATCAGGTTATCTATGGCGATCTGTGTCGGGCTACGTTGTCGGCTCATTCATGCCGCCTTCCTGATTTTCTTAGGAAAATCCAATAGGGCCATGTGATGCCAATGCAAAATGCCCTCGCATACCCCACGACTGTTTCTTTACTGCCTTGAATGTCATGAGCCCATTCAGATACAACTCCAGCCATCCAGAAATATGCTGCGACTAATATCAGAGTAATCATGCTGCCACCTCAGAAGTAGCTATAAAGTTGGTTGATAATGTTCTGGTCAGTCGTTCGACCAAACAGGTGTTTTATTGCGGCGTTAACCATCGCGTTGTAACAGCGTTCGAACTCGTCAGGCTCCATGTTCGCGTAAGCCAAACTCTTTGCTTCCGTCCTGATATCACCATTCAGCCTCATCGTTTGCTCATAGAATCCCGCCAGAATGGTTAAGTCCTTTCTGAATCGGTCAAATTGAGTGGATTCATCTGCGTTGGCCAGCGCCGTTTTATCAGCAGACCAGTGGGAAAAGCAGAAATTGAATAAGGCGAACATTTTTCGGTGAAAGGCGGGGTTGCGAGTTAGCTTAATGTCGGCGGTGTACATCTCGCCGTTTTTGAACTTGGTTAACCTAGGTAAGTCATGATCGAAGGCTGGTACAAAAACGCCACCGGCATTCTTGACCATTTCGATTTGCATTAAAAATCTACCTGCTCGGGTGAGTTAGCCAAATTAGCCATACGAAGAATATTCCGGAACATATGGCACCTAAGAAATAAAACCACTCACTGGTCATAGTGGCCTCTCCGGCGAGTCAGGTAGTTGTGCCCAATATGTGATTGTCACTTTGTCAGGGTCACAGTCATCCTCAATTGGCTCTAGCCGGTCGCGCTTATACTTCTTGTTATCACAGTGATAATAAAACGGTATGTAACAAGGCTCATCGCCGTCATAGTAAGTACCCCAGCCCGTATAATGACCTTCTTTGTCGGGCATTCGGTCACTGAACTTAATCCAACAATCCGGTATCTCCGGAGAGTTCAACTGTGAAATTGGCGGGAATAAATAAAGCTTTTGGTCATCTTTAATTTCGATTTCATTTTCATTTTTATCAACAAAACTCCATCCGTAGCAATCGCCGCCGCCCGTATAGATGAAATCTATAGGCTCAGCCCTCTTTGCAGCTAACGCGATTCGAGCTAGGGAAAGTAATTCTCGAGGGCTTACTGGCATTTCATCACCAGTTGGAGTGTTATGAATCTCTTGCTGGCAGGAACTTATAATTTCTTCAATCTCTTCTACAGTGAAACTATCTAATTCTTTCATGGGGTTACCTCAATAGCAGAAGTCAACAGTGAATTCGTTTTCACACTCAGGGCATGTGACATCAACGTCTCGAGTTGCATGTGTGTCGTGCTCTAGTGGCTCGAAATCAGCATCACAGCGGAAGTCTTCATCATCCATCATGTCAAATCGCTCACGACACTTAGGGCAGGTAACATACAATTGGATTTCCCAATTTGCGTAAGTTTTTACCTTCTTAATACTCATTCACTCTCTCCCCCTCTCAAATTCAGCTATCAGCAACAGCACATTTTCCGGCGTTGCATCGTCTTGCCAGTTGTCTGATGTGTCGCTAGCTTCACGGAGCATGATTTCTTCTTGTGCGGCAGCTTTAAGGTCGGTGATTAGTGCTTCGATTGACTTGCTCATTCATTTTCCATCCCCAGAAATGACAGTGAAGTTATCCCGATTGGTTTAACGCCAAATTTAATTTCAATTAAACCCTTTAATCGCTCCAAATCTTCTTGGCTAACAATTCTAAACAGTATCTGTGCTATTCCTGTTGCATTGCTTTCACCAAAATCAGCACAGTAATGGTATATGTATCGGTTACTCATTCACTCTCTCCCTTGATTCATTGCAGCATGTCTATCGCATGGGTTATCGAATTCGCAGCATTCAGTAAAGCCACCGGTACATTTTTTAAACCAAACATGCTCTTTACTGTGGTTTACAGCGTGCTTATCCGGGCCCCATGCGGTTCTTGCTGCAGAAAGGAATTGAGTCGCGTCTTCTTTGTTGATTAATCTACTCATTTCCCGCCTCCTTTAATCCGAATGCCCGCGTTCTTGAGTGCTTGCTTGATGTCGTAATTTAATCTTGATGGGTATCCATATGGATCAAAGTCAGGATACTCCACCTCAATGCTTTCACGGCTGGCTTTCCAGAAATGCCAAGCCAGCCCAATTCCGGCTGTAACAATTCTTGCCTCATCCCAATACCCGTCACCATGCCTAGCAGAAATCACCTGCTCAATCCTTAACCCCCTTTTGGCTGCAAATTCAATTTCAAACTCTTCCCGCGATTTAGTTATGTCCATCATGATTTCCTCGTCATGTTCAGCTTGGCGCGCAGTTCAGCAATGTGATCCAGTGCCTTCTCGTTGCTAACCGGTATGTGAAGTTTGGGGATTTGCACTACCGGCGCGGGGATCGGCTCACCAGATTCAATGCGCTTCGACATGTCAGCCAACTCTTTGCCGCAACGTTTCCGTAAGTCCTGCTCAGATAGCCCCTGCACTCGCTGCTGTGAATAAAGCTTTGTGACCATCCAGTAAGCCGGATTGCTGGGCCAAGGGAATGCTTCGGCACTGCTGAACATGTCACGACGCTTGGCATAATCCATCACCATGTCATAAAGCTCATCAGCATCAGGCAGTCCAGCGGCGCGGGTGGCACCCTGCTTACACCATGCAATGAATTGACCAGGTGACGGGAGGAACGGCGTAGCCTGCTGACGAGCAATCTTCATACCGGCATCAACTTGATCCATGTTGGTAATGCCGTTTTCTATGAATGCCAACACCCACTGGCGACGTAGCTCGTTCAGGTCGCGTTGGTCTTTGATGCTAGTCATCAGCGCTGGAAATGCAGCCTTCAACTGGCGAAATAGCTCGTTGAATATATCCGCGGCCTGCTCTGGCACCTGCTGCTTTGGCTTATCAGCGGCGTACATCTGCTGCAATGATTGACCATCACGGTTCTGGATGGCTGTGACGACATTTCTCATACCGATACCCCGTTTATCCAGTCAGTGTTATCGAAGTCCAAAACAGGCTTACCAGTGGCAGTGCCTGATTGCTGTTTCTTGCGCTTGATGTCCAGCTTGTCCCATTTCTCGCGAAGCGTTGACGGGCAAAGCACGTTGCCACACCAGAAACTATCCTGAGTGGCCCACTTGAAGAGCACACACATATCTCGGTGATTCCTGCCATCCCGTTCACGCATCAACCTGATGCTATTGGCCCAGCCAGCAAAAGACGGCTTTTTAGCGTCAGGGGCAATCATCAACACGGCGCTGAACATCCACTCAGCTGCTCGAAGGTCTTCAGCAGTTCCCCAATTTTTACCGCTTTGGATTGCAGCATCAGGACGAACTACAGGAAGCTTCTTAGGTGGGGTGTCAGGGGATTCGTTAGAATTCTCTGACGTAAAGGGTTTTATATTATTGTTATTACCTTCTTGTTCATGATGTGCGGGTTTAAGTGCGGCGTTATGTGCGGCACCACCTTCTAAAGCCGCGCCGTTACTGGCTTCACCATGTGCGGGTTTAAGTGCGGCGTTATGTGCGGGTAAATTGTCTATTTTTTCGGCATATTCAGCGTAATTTAGGATGGTGATTACCGTCCCTTTTCGCTTCTCTCCACCCGTTGCAATCATCCCTTCTTTGACGAAAAAGGAGAGCATCCTGCCCACCGCATCACGGCTTGTTGGCTTACCTTCTCTATCGCACAGAGATAGCCCTAAATCAGCCGCTGTCGTGACCAGTTGACCGGCTTGAAGATTCCATTGGTGACCTTTGAAATTAACCGTGCGGGGCTTTCTTTGAGCACCCAATAGCAGGTCCTCCCAGAGAGTCCGCAGGAAAACATCTTTGTGCCAAGGTTTCTTCTTGATGCTTCGGTACAACGGGACATAACCAAGCTTCTGGTTCTCCATCCTGTTGCTCCTGCGCTCACGTTCGGCGCTGATATCAAATACTTTGGCTGTACTCATGCGGCAATATCCTTGATTTGATGAGCAGCCAGTAATCCGGCGATCCATTGGATGCCTTTGGGGGTGAACTTGTTTTGGATGAAGGCGTGACCGTTTGTTAGGTTCTCGCCTGTTTTAACAGTGAAGCGACCTGCATCGATGTGTTGAGCGTAAGGCGTTAGCTTCCCAGCCAACAGATACATGATCTCGCTATCGATCAGGAACTTACGGAAGGTTGGTTCTTTGATGTGAAGAAGCTTGCACGTTTCGCGAAAACCAAGAGATCCGGTTGCAGTTACGTAGCTGTCAACGAACTGAACTTTCGGTGCTGCAATAGCAAGTTGATTTTCAAGTTTCTGTTTTTCTTCTGCGAGGTCTGCCGCCAGTCGCAAGGCATCTGGCAAGTTTTGAGGAATGCGCGCCTGATTTTCCAGCTCCTGCCAGCGGTCAACTAATCGAGCCGTGAACTCAGGGGAAAGCTGAGCAACGACGATGTAGCTATCGCGCTTGCTAACATGGTACTGCTGATACCGCTGACCATTCTGCGGGTGGGTGTACGCCGTTGGCGCAGACCCCTGAATTACGCCTTTAGCCATTAAGCGCTCAATGGTTCTACAAACATCGGCATGGCGAGACTCCAGAAGTTCAGCTATTTCTACGCTGCACATAGTCTGATTTACTACTGTTGATAAACTCATGTATAATTACCTCTGTAATTGGCTTGCATACCTGATTACCGATGCCCTAACAGTTCGTGCTGTTGGGGCATTTTCATTTGGGATATTCATGATTAGAAACGCATTGGCATGATGACGACCGAGGCTTTACTGAATGAACCGGCAAACTCGATGATTGCATAACCTATCGTGCTACTAGGCTTAATTCGGATACCGCAATATTTAGGACTGTAGAGCTTTGCTGCCTTTTCGATATCAGCTAAATAACCAGCGTTGAAGCCAATCTCTGAAACTGGATTATTTTCTTTCGGTATGATTCGTTCTACTTTTGGATACACTCCATCAATGACTTCACATAAACCTATGCAAGCCTTGATACCATTCTTATCCAGGTAAGAAACAACGCCGGTTTCAGTATCGATAACTGCTGTTTTGAACTTGGTAAATTTAGGGCCATTGATGGCAACAATGACGTTCCCTTCCAATCCTTCTGTATCGTGCTCACCGATGAATAACCGATGACCATCTGTTGCAAACAGCTTCTTATCAGGCGCAAAGCAGATCCCGTTTAAGTAATAACGAACATCTTTCTTTGCCTGAAAAATCATTGCGCTTAATAGCGCCTCTTTACTCAGCGTTAAAATCATTTTTTAATCTCAAAAGTTGATAGTAAATTGTTTGGAATCCATGCCCTTCTGTTGGGCTTTTTGCTTTCCGGTCACCGCAATCACAGCCTGCCTTGCGATTTCCCTTATCACGCTCGTCTCCCATATCTTCTCCAGAAGAACAAACGTCACTGCCATGTCATGTACGTTTAACCGGCTTACCTTTGATTCGGCCCAGCCAGCCTCCCGCGCAAACTTGCTCTGGCCCTTGATAGCCATTCGGCTTCGTAGCTCAGATTCAACTTCCATAATTCTCTTGCTGTTACTTGCACGTTCCATTGCGTACTCTTCCCTTGTGATTTGAATGTTGCTGTTCCTCCCCGATGGTTTGGGGATTTAGTTTTGATGGGCGCTTTTCAGCGCAGAGGATTTAATGAGCGGGTGGTGATTAAGCGGCGTTAAGTTGATTTGTAGGTAACCCGTCAGTTTTGTTCGGGTAGTCATCACTGTTTAATTCATGAGGTGTTACCGCCCAATTGGTTGCCTCTGACCATTGAATGGCCTTGCGTCCCTTTGGTTTGTAACGACCAGCAATAACTTGACTAACAAAACCCTGAGTAACACCGGCAGCAACCGCATAGTCAGCTTGGCTAATGCCGTTCTGTTTTAGGTAATCATTCAGATTCATATCTATCTCCATTTGCTAGATACGACAATATTAGTGCTACTGATTAAGAAAAGCAATAGCTGCACTATTTGTTAATTATTAGCAATACGAATAAAGTCGCGAGCATGGCAAAGAAAAATGTAATTACTGAAGAAGACTTGAAAATTGCGGATCGCTTAAAGCAAATTTGGGATAGAAAAAAAGACCAGTTAGGACTTAGCCAGGAAAAGGCGGCGGGAATACTTGGTTTTAGCACTCAAGCAGCTATAAGCCAATTCCTTAATGGCAAGACTTCTCTTAACACAGAAAATATCCTCAAATTCTCTGCGCTGCTTGATGTAGCACCGGAGGAAATTAATCCATCTATCGGGCCACTGCTTGCACATGTAAGGGCAACGGCACAGACAACTAATTATAAGGATCCGACTCCAGCTTATGGTTACCCATTGATTAGTTGGGTTCAGGCTGGAGCATTTAGCGAGATTGATGGGTCATTCACTGAAAGAGATGCCATCAGGTTAGTGGACTCCACTAAAAGAGCCGGGAATAACGCATTTTGGCTGGAAGTTAAAGGCGACTCAATGACGGCTCCTGTAGGGGTTAGTTTCCCAGAAGGCATGCTCATTCTTGTTGATCCTGATAGGGCAGTTCACGATGGTGACCTGTGTGTTGCATATTTGACGAACAAAAAAGCAGCCACCTTCAAGAAATACGTTGAGGACGCTGGTGATCACTTCCTTAAACCGCTAAATCCCGCGTGGCCTTTGACTGAAATCAATGAAGACTGCCGCATCATTGGGAAGGTCATCGATGCTACGTGGGAAGATTTGGACAGCTAACCCACTGCTAGCCCATAACTTAGGGGGCGCAATGAAAAACTATGCAGTTCCAATCATTCTGATTGTGATAGCTATCATAGGTCTCCTATACGCCAACCGCACATCAGAGAGAATAGCTCAATGGGTTAGCCAGGTGTTATCGTTTATCTTCACTGCTAGCCCATAGAGGGGTGGGTGGGTGGATAGTAAAAATTATACTTTTCGATTACTAACCACCCCAAAATATGGAAATATCACTGATAGCACCTATACAACGTGTTAATGTGTACTAAGATTAATCAACGAAATAAATTTTAAGTAAAGGTTATAGGACTCTTGCCGATATGGTGTTTATTGGATATACATATAGACCTAATTAAGCAAGGGACGCTTTATGAATCATTTTGGTTGCTAAACGTACCTTCCTGTATAAATAAAGCTCAGATCTATTGAAATCTGGGTTGAATGACACAATAAAAGGAGTATGATTAGTGACCCATGATTTTAGTGATTGTGCGAAGGTTTCAGGTGCTGAAGCATCTTTGCAGGAAAGACAAATCTATACGGTGCAATTGGGCGTTAAATCGCTAATTGACTTTGTTGTTACAAGCTTTGAATTGCTTGGAATCGATAAGTTTCATGAGTTAGTAGACCCATCTTTGGGTGACATCGAAGCTATAATTATTAAGTTAGATGCAAAGGCTAAGCAGATTGGTGATATTGATCTGCAGCAGATACTGCTCAGTGCACAAATCATGATAAAAAATATTAAAGAAAAGAATCCTGAACTTTGTGAGCAAGGGTCTAAATTCCTTAAAAATGCCATGGTGTTCAAGTAGTTATTGCCGCCCACGAGGAGATTACTATGACTAACAAACAGAAATGCATTAGTGAAATGCTGCAACTCACCAAGCAACTTAATGCTATCGTTGCATCGCTGCATGCAAAAAGAGATCAGATGCTGGAAGAAATGACGCAAAAAGCTGCGTAAATTCTGGTAAAGTTCTCAAAACCCGGCCCCGATGCCGGGTTTTTTGTGCCTGTAATCTTGCAATATAAAGAAACTCATCTACGCTAAGAGCACAACATCAGGGATTACAAATATATAAACTTAGTCTTTACCTTTGCCCACCGCGTCCCGTGTGGGCTTTTTTATGTCTGTAATCAGCCTTCTGGCGGTAATCTCAGAATATCAATAGCTAGCTCGACGGCTAAAGTTACCTGTTCCTCCTGATACAGTACCTCTATCATCTCTGCTATCGAATCCTTCGACACTTCCTCACTCTCTATTAGTATCTGCATCACAGCAGTACCGATAACTTGCGCCACTTCTGGGCGTTGCTGCTCGAAAAACTCTTGTTCGCTATCCATATCTCACCCATCAAAGAATAAATTTCACCCAATTTAGCACACTTGACGACGTTTTTTCGGCTGGATGCTTGAGGGTAACCACTACATTGAAAAAATAAATACATATAGAAATCAATAATAAGTAGCACTACTATAAATAATTATTAGAAGCACTATTGACCTTAATAATTAGTAGCACTATTATGAATCCATCAACACGGCAGGACGCCAAAAGTACGACAGGGAGTGTTCTTTAAGATAACAGCGCTGAAAAGTGCAAAACAACCAAAGCGAATGAGTTTTGGGATGTGGTGAAAATCTTGCTGTAGAGGCTGATGGTTGCAAATGCAGTCACAGTCCAGACAGAGAACGGCACTGTCCACCGCATCACCAAAACTCATACAGGAGGTTTTATGAATACTAAATTACTTAAGGTCACCGTGCGCGCTTCTGGAAATCCAGTCTACTTTGGTCGCACTTTCGTTGGTCACACTAAAACCGAATTCTCATACAAAGGCCGCCCAGCTACTAGCGTCATCAATCCTAAGCAGCGCTATATGAAGCTGTCTCCAATCTCCCTTTAGTTATTTCATCATGCCGCTTAATTAAGGCGGCATTAGTGAAGTTATTAACTGGAGGTAACACCATGGCTCATCAAGGTTATGACAACGCCAGACAGCGCCGTAACGATAAGCGCTTGGCTCTCACAGCAGCATATAACGCACAACACGGCATCGTAGAACCAGAGTCACGCGAAGTTAAGCGCCCTACTCTGCGATTGAACCGTAAGCCAGCCAGCCGCATAGAAAGCGCTATCAAGCCTATCAGCTTCGAATACAGAGCACAGATAGAGAAAGCGGCGGAGTTTTACGGGGCACTGGCAGAGAAAGCATCAGAGAAACGCCAGCGCGCCAATCTGAAAGTTCGCGGCAACTACGACCAGCAAGTCAACGCTCGCCAGAAGATGCGCGGTAAAAGCATACCGCTTATTTAGAAGCCCACCACATAGTTAAGGGGTAAGAGATGATACAGAATCCAAAAGTTATAGTTTTAGAGCGAAATAAAAGCGGCAGTTACGCAATAGCAATTACGGATGGCAGTGATAATTTTAATGACGCACTGTTAGCTGTTTCGGTAAAGCTACGCGATAACACCGACAGCTTAGAATCTATGATGGAAGCGGCACTTTGCTATGCTGCTCAACGGATCTTACAGTTAGAAAAAGGTGGCTACTCACAGCCACCTAGTGGGGAGCCAGAGGCAGTAGGTGGTACAGGTTTGCAGTCAACAAAGCCATATCCAGAACCAACGCCGATCGCTCTATAAGCCATCTGAGGGAGCGAGTGTTAAATATCCAGACCAGCGATCAAATGAGCACACCACAATTTGTGGGCTATTATCTGAAACCTGCAAGGCCACACGCTGGATGCTATCCCGTACTTCTTCAATAGGTTGAGTGAGATTAGCCACATAGGTTCCCGTAGGTAAAGAACTAACCCTGCCACTATCACCGATTATTTCTTTGCTGAACCCTATGCCTCGCATCATTTCGTGCAAAAGTTCGTATTCATTTGCATCACCGCCAGAAATTTCGACTCTGGCTATATAGCTGGTCATATCCAATTCCTTATTTTGACTGTGGAATAACCAACATATCAATTTCCTTTGACTGTGGAAAGCAGGGAAACCACGGCTGGGCGTGGCTAAATATCCCAGCACTTGAAATCAAACAGTAACCCCAGTGACCTTACCCCTGCCACTTAACCGGTGGCAGCAATAAGACCACTGAAACAAACAACGAGCTGCTTAATGCGGCTTTTTTAATGCTTAAAAATTGAGGATGACCGCATGAGCAAAGAAACAGTGATTACTTATAAGGGCTTTGACCAGAAGCTTCAGTGTCGTGGCTTTCAGTTTGAAATGGGTGGAACCTTTGAACACGAAGGGGAAGTTGAGGCTTGTGCTACTGGCTTCCATGCTTGTGAGTATCCACTGGATTGTTTCGGATATTACGAACCGGCGAGTTCTGTTTATGCTGTGTGTGAGCAATCAGGCGACCTGTCCCGCCATGATGCTGATAGTAAAATCGCTAGCCGAAAGATATCACTTAAAGCGGCGATAACTATTCCTGGCTTGATCAAGGCTGCTATCGAATACGCCACGGAACGATGCACCAAGAATAAAGCGGATCATGTTAAGGGCAACCAGTCTGCATCGTCAGCCACGGGTGACCGGTCTGCATCGTCAGCCACGGGTGACCAGTCTGCATCGTCAGCCACGGGT